ACCGTGGGGCCTTTTATCACGGCATAAGGGAACATTGGGATATCGACGAGGAACTCAGCGAGGGCGTTATAAAAGCCGCCCTGCGCCAAGCGTTCTTCCAGCTTATCTTCCGCGATCTTCGCCTGCTCCACCGCTTTGCGCTTCACTGCGTCGCGCGCATCCTCCATCATCATATCATAATGATCGCGTATTGCGGATGGATCAGGAAGAGGAGGGATGGGGGGAGGAGGGGGGAGCCCGGCGTTGCCGGGAGCTTGTGGGGGAAGGGGGGTATTGGGCGGTATCGCCCCAGTTAATGGCCCCTGTGAAGGGCCACTTTGATGGGATGGTATCGCTTGGTCGATGAACGCCGGGTGGATTCCTTGCGCCGCGCCGTAGGCGTGGGCGGCTTTTACTCCCATCTCATGCGCTTGGTTGGCCTGCTGCGCCTGCATATGGGCTTGGATCATCTGGCCGACTTGGCCCTTGATCACCGTTCCTATCGCCTCGACCACTTCAGGAGGGATATCGGGGTCGCTCGCCGGTTGGATGCCCCACGGCCTATCGGTTCCTAAATAAACATCTCGCAGTAAGCTCGATGTTCCTCTGCACTTCATCGCGATCAGGCGCGAATACACGTTCGATCCGCCGAAGCGCTTGATCTCCTCGATGATCGCCTGCTCGTACACGCCGTTGAATGCGCGCAGCGCAGCAAGCAGCCTGTCGCTCCACCCTCTTCCTACGGTATCGCGATGTCTTCGGAATATCGTATACTGGTCGGTGATGAACCCAGCTAACCCGGCAGGGGAGCCAGTGGCGTTCGCGTTGGGAGGGGGAGCGTAGGATTGCGAGCGGGCGGCATCCATCACTGGCTGGCTCGTGCGTCCAACCACGCGTAATGCGGGCGCTACTGGTAGAGCCGCCATGAAACTTGCTGTCCTGCCATCGTTGTGTTACACTATATTCGCACAACCGTCAACAACTATTTTGGAGCGCTAGATGTCATCGTTAGTCATAAGCGCAGCGGACGAGCAGCGCTTGCGCGAACTGGCGCAGGGCGTGGCCAAGGATATGGAGGAGATCCCCGATCTTGTACGTCGCCTTGGGTTCACCATGGGCGATTACGCCGAACTGTGCGGCACCAAGGTGTTCCGGGGGATGCTCGATGAGGCGCTCAACGAATGGCAGGGAGCGAACAACACTTACAAGCGCACCAAGCTCAAAGCGGCGATCAACGTGGAACTGGCGCTGCCCAGCTTCTATACCGCGATGACCAACGCGGCGGAGCCTTTAAGCGCGCGGGTGAAGGTGCTGGAGGTGGTGTCGCGCATTGGGGGCTTGGGCAATCCCGAGCCGGTTGCGGCGGGCATAGGGAGCGCGTTTAATCTCACGATACACTTAGACGAGAGTGTAGGAGCGAGTGGGCGCGCGCGCGATATCGTGATTAACGCTACGGCGGTGGATGCTGGGGCGGGTTACTCGCAGAGTAACTTATTGAATGCTCTTCCGCTCGAAGAGTTGTGAGCTACTGTAGGGAGTGCTCCCTACAGTAGATTAAGTCCACGCGAGCGCGCTCACGCGCGGGCGCGGCGCGCGGGGGGCGCGGGCGACCACCCGCCCCAGCACCCACTGATATGCGCCCATGTTCCCGGTAACAAGGCACACATACTGGAGGGCGTCGCACACGTCGCTCCACGGATGCAGCTTCTCCGGTATATCTTTCATATACATCCCCCCGCTGCTGTCGGGGCGCAGGGAGTACTTGTACTGCCCGTTCATAGCCGCTATCAGCGTGGGGCAGCGCTGCGCATCGAACACGATGCGCGCCTTCCCTCCTACTTGCCCCACCAAGAAGTTCTCCACCGCCCGTAATCTTGGGTCGATGTCGTTGGTCGGCGCTGGCTCGGCTGGCAACCCAAGCTTCTTTATGAGGTCAAAGCTGTTTAGCTCGAACAGGCTATCGCGGGCGCGCCCCGATGGGTCGCCCACGATCGCTATCGGCCGCCCTTGGTAGCGCGGGCTCAAGAGGGCGGGGATGAGATTTTGTTTTATATGTTGTTCAAGCCCGACGTTTTCCCCCGTGGGGCCGCGCCCGGGGACTTCCTCCAGCACCATCAACCGCCCGGCGTGATCCAACTGGCAGATGACGCTCCAAGGGGAGCGACCGAAGTCCTGCCCCACGATCAGCATCCTGCTGTACACAGGCTCCAGCGGCTCGTCGCTTACGTGGAAGTCGTATTTGAAGCTCTCCGCGAACACGGCGGCTCCGCTGGGATCGCGCCCAAACTCCGCCCACACGTAGCGCCGGATGTAATCGGGAGTGCCCACACTCAGCAAACGATTGTAGTACCCTCTTCCTTGCTCGATGCGACGGGGGTCGTCATCCGGCAAGAGGATCGTCTCCGCCGTTTGGTTGAGGTGGGCGAGGTTCTCGGCTTCGGGGGTATGCCCGCCGGGTTGACGATACACCTGCCACTCGGGCGGCGGCTTGTTGATAAAGTCGGCCCATGGGGTATGGGCGATGGGCATGTTGGTGTCGGCATAGATGCCGCTCCACGTGCACGCGCCAAACTCGTTGTTGGGGTAGCGCCCGACACGACCGGCAATATCGGAGAGGAGATCGATATCGGTTTCGCTGCACTCGTTGACGTACGCCGCCGTAAGCTGGGTGCTGAGTAATCTCTTTACGTCGTCGGGCTCATCGAGGGGGATGAACATCCACTCGCTATAGATGTTGCCCTGCTCAATATAGAGAGTGCTCTCACTCACCTTCCAGTCGGCCATCGAGCCGAACCAACCGCGAATATCCTTCAGCACAGTCGCTTTGGCGTCCTTGAGGGACTGTCGTATGACGGCAAAGCGAGTGTACCGTCGTCCGTCGTAGCCGGGGGCTTGCTGGCCCATGCGCCGCGCGGTTTCTACGATGCACCCGGTAGTTTTTCCTGATCCCACTGGCCCTGCCAGTAATCGTCCAAAGGCGTCGCTCTGCATGAACCTGCTTATGGTGGGGGTCGCGTGGTAGGTCCACCCTGATCGCACTGGGCCGGTTTTGATGGCGACGCCCCTTAACTCTTAGAGTAACGGCAGGGAGGGCGCTGGATGGGTGATCGGGGGACAGCATCCCAATCACCCATCCTTTTGCGCAACTGATCTCCCGTGGCAGGCGGGCGACCGTGCACAATTGTAAGGGGTGTAATGCTCTTTGTCAAGTAGGTTTATTACTTGGGGGATATTACATGGTTGTTTGTTAATGCTTGTAAACTGGGGATGTCGTGATTTGTTCCGGGGGTTTTTGGTACGGTGGCGTACGGTTGATTGTACGTTATTTAATGGTAAAATGATTACGATCCCACAAATATTTTACACTCACCTAAACGCGCGCCCCCCGGGCCGAGGCCTTGGTCCATTGCCGTGTCCGGCCTGCCCTGCTGGCTGGTCACTCCCCGTGAGTTATTTGCAGCCCGTCACCGCATTGCGAGTGATGTCACCCCCGGCCGGGCTGCCACTCCGCTGAGGAAGTCTGGTCACGTGTGGTTCGCGTGACTGGGTGCCTGCCGGACGGCCGACTTGTACTGTCGCGCCGGTCTGGGTGGCATGGGTGTCCCGAGATAGGGTCGCGAGGTAAGCGCGGCCTAAGAGTGGGGGGTGACGATTAGGTCACAATGGCAGGGTATTGAGGGCAACGAACCACAAAACCATGGGGGAGCGCCCCGATGGCAAGATGGTATCCCGAGAAAACCTGACCCCGGACGGCGAGCGTGCGATAAGGCGCTCGCGCCCCAAAGGGCGCTCGCCGTGAACAACCCGCTGCGCTTTGGAACGCGCAGTGTACACAACATTCGGACAGGGCGGTAACTCGCAAGAGTTACTGCCCTTTCTGGTTTGGAAATTTAGGAGTGTATCATGGCACAAGGCAATCGCGCGCTTCAGCAGAAGCGCCTGAAGCTTGTCGTTCAGTCGCGGGTTTACGCGATTGATCGCGCGCAGCTCGCTATCAACGATGGCGAGCTTGAGCGCCGCAATATCGACGCCAGCGAGTTGATCGCGGCTTACATTGCATCGGGTCGCAAAGTGACCCGTTGTCGCACTGGCGCGCATAAGACGACATTCGTCAAAGGCGCGACAGTTACGTTGGGCGCTGCGTCGCCCGGTCGTTCTACCCATGTGGCAGGGTATCGCCACGTTTACAGCAAGTAACTCAGGTGAGTAACATGATTGAGGACTTCGACGACTTGGATCGCGACACGGCAGATGAGCTTCGCCGCTATGATGAGCTTCAGCGCTGGATTGACGCGCAGTAGGCTGTTTACAGGCAATGCGTTGGGTTCTGGAAACCCAACGCATTGATATTGTTAGGTAAATTCGCTTAGTCTGTATACACAGCGGGCGGTTAGGATATTTGGCACAAGGGAAAAAGCCTGTAATATCAATGGCTTAATATATGTGTCAAGAACATACATATATTAAAGTAGAGGTTTCTAGACATTCCTATGGCGCTCTGTTCACTATACTGCACAGCCGCGTGTTGGCGTGTACTGTGTTCACAGCCTGCAACTCTACCAGCCTTCAGCCTTCCAATCGAATAATATTGACATGTATACTTGCTAAGTACTTGATATTGCTAGCGAATTACAATTATTTCCGTAGTCTATTGACTTCTGTTGACACTTAATATACCATCGCACTGTCAATGGGAGTGAACAGATGCCAACAACTAACCACACTATCGTTTTTGGACGTATGCGCGAGGACGCGCGCCGACTATTACGCGCCGCGCCATCGCAACCCATGCGCGAGAAGCTTGTCCAGTTGATGGCTGTGTATGATGTGCTTGAACAGCAGTATACATCACAGCAAACCAATATCGCTCCGGCGAAGCCGTTCAAACGAAAGACGCTAGCAGAGCGACGTGAATATAATCGTGAACTGCAATTCTGTGCCGATCAAGGACGCGACGCCTTCTATGGTAAGCTAACCAAAGAGGATTGCCCCTATTCACCCGGCCCTAAGCGTGACCGATGGATCGGTTCATGGGAGAACGCGCAAGCAATGCCGAACCATGGTAACTCACCCGAGTTACCCAACTCAGAGGAAGAGTAACACATGACCATGCCAACGAAAGTGCGCGCCGCATTGCGCGCCAAGCTTGAAAAGCAAATCGCTTGGGAGAAATCGCAGGTTGATTTCTTTGCCAAGCTTGGCGATATCGCCAACGAGCAGTATTACATGGGGCGTATGCACGCGCTTCTTAATCTGAAGTGGGAGTTGTGAGCATGACCAATCACGACATACACTATTACGCTATCCGTCACAACGTCACCGGGCTGTGGTGGATGAGCACCACAACGTCCGACGGATGGACCGACAAGCTATGGCTTGCCGACGTGTGGCAACCCGACGACATGGTTGACGAGGGCGACACGCTGCCGCCCGACGCGCACTGGCAGGCGTTCACATGGGAGCAGTACTGTGACGCCATGCAGGATCGCCCGCCAATGCGCGAGTGGCTGGACGCTATCGACGCGCGCTAACTCAGGAGAGTAACCAATGCTCGTGATTTATTTCGGTGCGGATCGCACCGGCCTTGCTGTGTACGCAAACGAGACCGTCGCGTACGAAGGCATCTACTCCATCGACGAAATGGTGAACTTGCTCAATCGTGGTATGGTTCTCAATGCCGTTTCGTGGAAGGTGTTCTGATATGCGAACACTACTTGAAGCGCTGTTGGTCGTGTTATGTATTGCCGTGTGCATTGTCATGGGCGCGGCGGACTTGGCAATGTTGGGAGTGATATGATGGTATCCTACCGTAAGATCGGCGGACTGCACTTCATCAAGTGCGGCCGCTATACGTTCATGTGGTGCAGGAGAAAGCGCGTCACCTATCACAATTCGCGCGTGTTGCAACCAAATGAACACATTCACGCCGTGTAACGTAATGTTAGAATTACGGTTGACTTCACAAATCAACTGCCGTAGGATGATCGCTTGCCGTGCCGATCACACATAAACCGCATGGTGAAAACAGGAGTAAACTTATGGTAAAGCAGAAACTTGAGAACGTTGGCGACGTTGTTGTTGAGGACGAAGCCGAGGACGTGAACGCGTTCGACACCAACGGCGAAGCCGTTACTCCGGGGAGTAACCCCGTGAGTGACAACGACGAACCGGAGGACGAACTTAGCAACGTTAGCGCCAGCGAGCAGGAGAAAACCTTGGTGCGCGAGAAGCGCGCGCTTCTTAGCGACGTTGGCAAGATCGGCGCGGCGTATGGCGCGGGCAAAACCTCTTTGATCGCTCTTGCCGAACGCGTCACCGAAGCCGCCATGTCGGGCTCGATTACCCCGAAAGATGCCGAGGACATCTATAACCGCTTCAAGGAAAAGGCCGACGCCAAGGCGACGCTGGACGATCTTACTACGCCAGTATCGGATGCCGCAACCAGCGAGAAGCCCGCGCAGGTTGACGAGACGAAGAGCAAGAAGCAGCAACTCAGCAAGCTTCGCAGCTTCATCAAGTTGGGCAACGAGTACGAGGACGATGGGCTCGACATCGTGCGTCGGGCGCGCAACATCCACTTGCGAATGCTCGAAGGCGACCGTAAGGCTGTCATGCAGGGCAGCACGTATACGATCCTCGTTTCGGTTGCCAGCCATCAGGTGAAGGACGGCAAGGGCGTGCCGATGACCGACGACGAGATCGAGGACTTCCTTGGCGTCGATGCGGTTGACAAACCCGCGCCCGATGGCATGGCGAAGCTTGAGGCCGCGCTTGCCAACGCCAAGGCCGCGCAGAAGGGCAGCGCAACCCGCGCAGCCATCGAGAGCGAGCACTTGGATCGCGCTATCCAAGCGCTGCGCGAAGCGATTGCCGAGCAGCCGAACGGCGAAGCCAAGCTCAAGGCGATTGACGACAAGGCCAACAAGCAGGAAGAGAAAGCAGCCGTCGCCGCGTTCAAAGCTTCGCGTGCGTGAGTGGTGTAACTCCCAAGAGTAACATGGGAGAGCGAGTAACCCGCGTCATCGCAAATGGTGGCGCGGGTTTTTTATTGGCAGAAGGATCACCTATCATGCACGACGACGGTAGCGAATTTGGCGACGGTGGGTTCTTTAAGGCGTTCATGTGGTTCTGTCTTGGCTTTGCCATATGTGCATTCATACTCTTGCGAGGCTAACATGCGCAAACGCGGAGACGACCTGCCGATGATTGGCAAGCTGGTGCGTGAGAGCAAGAAGCGCCAGCACCGCTACGTGCTAACCCTCAAGTTCAAGCGCTCCAAGCGGCATTACGTGGATGAAGTGATCTATGCCGTTACCAAGAAAGATGCGCTCAAAGCGGCGAAGCGCATGTTCCCAAGCGCCGCCATCAAGTAACTCAGGACGAGTAACATGACCGAGGAAGATCAAATCATCGCAATGCTGAAGCGTTGCAACATCACTTTTCGCCTTGCCGTTGAGGACGAGCTTACGACCATCGAAGTGTCGGGCGGGCAAGACGGCGCAGTGCATTCGTTCTCGCATTGCTATGTAAAGTACCTGTTTGATAAGCAGGGCAAGCTCGCCAAGCTTGAGTTTGGGTATTAACATGCCGCTCGCCATCATGACGCCGATACGCATTAAGTTCTGCGCCGATGTGCGCGCCATATTCGAAGAACGGTTCCACACACCATGCACTTGCAGCGATACGCGCATCATTCGCACCGCGCAGTATCTTACCATCATGGGCAGCAGCCACGAAGATATCTACATGTTGCTCGATGACTTGATGGATCAGCAGAAGGATATGCGGAAATGAACCTACCAGATGAACGACGTGCGTTGCGCGTGCTACGCTCAGAGTTAGTCAGCAAACAACACAAAAAACTAACTGACGACGAAGTGCTGTGGTTGGCTCGTCATTATGGCGATGACGATCCTATCGCTGCCGCACTAGAGCGCTTGCGCCAGCGCAACCAACTAGCTGAAGAACGGCACGCCCGCAGTGAGAAAAGGTCAACTATCACAAAACGCATTCGCGTGCCGTCATTGCCAGTGCTGGCGCGCAAGATGGAATTAACCATGCGCGACTACAAAATCGTGTATACCAAGGAGTTCAGTAATTGGTGCATGAACTACACTGCATACTTTGTCGCGCTTGGCAAGGACAAACCCGGCGGTCCCTACTCACGCTGGCACAACGCCGCATGCCGCATGGCGCGTAAAACGCTTGAAAATTAGCGCTTGACAACCCTTTACACCCGTGATACACGATTTGGGTAACTCAATGGGAGTAACAGTTAAATGAGTAACAATTCGTATCGTGACATCGCCCGCGCCAAGCGGGTAAAGTGGGCAAATGACGCCAAGCTTAATTCGCGCGCCATCGAGATCGCTGGCAAGTACCTCAATCTTGACGAGCATATGCTCACGCTGATCAGCGACTACGAGAACGCCAGCGATTTGCCAGCGGGCGATATCCGTGAGCAACGCATGCGCGTGGCGTGGCACGCGGTGATCGCATACATGCGGCTTCTCAGCAGGAGGGAGAACGACGCAGCTTAATGCTTATCCCGTATGGCGCGTGCGGGTTATCACGCGCCACCACTAACTCAGCGAGAGTAACATGAAGCTCAACGAACTTGAAGCTCGCCTTCCTGCCCTCTACTATTCCGCATTGGAGGACGGCGGGCCGTCATACTACATTACCTCTGCACCGGGCAGGGGCAAAACCAGCATCTTCAAGCGCTTCGCTAAACTCATGCGCCGCATTGACCCCAACGGCAAGTATGGCGTGGTGATTATCAACGGCGCTAACTTTACCCTGATGACCGCAATGGGGTTCATGGTTTGGGAAACCAACGCCAAGGGACAGGCGATAGCCAAGTTCTCTCTGCCGTATTGGTGGACAACCGAGGAAGGAAAACCTATCGATGAATACGACGGCGTGCTCATACTGGTGGACGAAGCTGACAAGCTGGGGATGGATGAGAAGAAAATTGTTGGTGAAGCCGCACTGAGCAAGGTGCTGGGTAATCACCGCTTTCCCGCCGGTACTGTGGTGATGTTCGCGGGCAACCGTATGCAGGATCGCAGTGGGTCAACCCGCGAGTTGGATCACCTGATCAATCGCAGGATACTGATCGAGATACAGGATGACGCCGAGGCGTGGGCGGATTGGGCTAGGGGAGAAAAACTTCTCCCCGAGACGATCACCTTTGCCGAGGATAACCCGCAGTTGCTGTTTGAGCCGCAGCCGCAGGATCAGCGTCCGTGGTGCACGCCCCGCTCGCTTCATCAAATCGATATCCATCTGCGTAGTTTAATGAGTTCCTTCGATGTGGATAAGATCCCCACCGATCCGCTAACTCAGGAAGAGATCAAGGGCGGCATTGGCGCGCCAGCATGCGCGGCGTTCGTCACCAAGATACGCTTGGGGCAGGAGCTTAAGAGCTACGAGGAAGTGATTGCTGCGCCAACCACGGTTACTCTGCCGAGTAAACCGGACGCGCAGCGACTTATGTCGTATAAGATGGCGGCAAGGGTGACCATCGAGGACGCGCCAAAGGTGCTAAACTTCATGGGCCGCATGCCGGAGGAACATGCGATCATGTTCGTGCGCATGGCGGTGCAGCGCAACTACAAGCTGGCGTTCGAGCCCAACTTCGCCGCGTGGTGCGGCAAGCGGGCGGCGTTGCTGGCGGTGCTGAACCGCTACAAGGTTACCGACAAGTGATCCTCTATCCACACGCGGGCGGTATGGTTAACCTTATCCACAAGCCACGGCGCAAGAAGTTCCCGCACCTTGCGTTGAGCTTGACGCTCAGTGAACACCTAATTTCAATCAGGGAGCCCGATACCATGCGCACCGTATTTACCATCGAGTTGAAGTGCGACATTAACTCCAACGACGACGAGCGCCGCAAGGCGTTCATCGATCTGTTGGTTAACTCAGCCGAGCAACTCTATGGCGTAGCGTCAATGATGGCGGGCAAAACGCCGCCAACTATCATCGTGTCAACCGCGTCGCGCGAGGGTAAGGAGCAAATCCCTTTGTTCGGCAGGAGAGTAGAGGACGAAGAGGAGATGGAGATATAGAAGTGCGGTGGAGCGTCAACCCCAACGTTTACACTTACTCAGGAGAGTAACATGCCCGCAACCCAAGCATTCGACGCGTCGCCCGTTGCCGGTGCATCTGGCAAGTGGCCCAAGCTCACGCTCAGCAATGTGCAGCGCACCAAGTGGAGCGAAGCCAAAGCCGCAATGCTGTGGGCCGTTCCCAGCTTCTCTGATATCTGGCTGGCGATGATGGCGGACAAGGACGGCGAGCTTGCATGGTTCACCGATCAGGTGGAAACTTGCGCCACCGACGATAAGTATCTGTACGTGAACCCGAAGTTCTACTTCAATCTTACCCTCGATGAGCAACTGTTCGTCAACTCGCATGAGATCATGCATGCCATGTATGGCCATGCCGGTATGATGTTCACCCTATCCAAGCAGGGTCACGTGGTTTACTCTGATGGAGTAACCCTCACTATGAACAGTGAGCTTCTCAATATCGCACAGGATTATGTAATTAACGACCAATTAGTGAGAGCGCGCATTGGCAAGATGCCGAAGGGCGGATTGCACTGGCCCGCGCTTATCTCAGGCGACATCAACGTGCTCGACGCTTATCGCTTGCTGTGGAAAGCCAATGGCGGTAAGAAGGGCAATCCCAAGCCGTCACCCAATACCCAGCGCAGCACCGACGCGCAAGGCAACGACGCGGGCGCTGGATCGGGCAAGAGCTTTGACCAATTGGTCGAGCCCGGCAAGGCGACCGGCAAGGGCGCGAACAAAGCGATCAGCGAGCGCTCGCAGAGCGAATGGGACACGACAATCCAAGCGGCGATGGAAAGCGCCAAGCTGCGCGGGCAGTTGCCAGCGAACCTTGAGCGCCTGTTCGGTAAGCGCCTGCAACCGAAAGCGGATTGGCGCGACCTGTACATGCTTGCAGTAAGCAAGAAAGTGGGGAATGACCGCTACACTTGGGATCGCTTGGAGCAGCAACTGGCGTATCGCAAGGTGGGCGCACCGGGACGCACTAGCTATGGTTGCAACCTTGTGGTGATCGCAGCGGATACCAGCGGCAGCATATCCCAGCGCACGCTCGATGTGTTCCTTACCGAAACGACGGCGCTGATGGAGCAAGCGCGACCGCGCAGGATCATCTTCGTGCAGTGCGACGCGCAGATACAGGAGTGGGAGGAAATCAACGGCACGGATGATTTGGCGAACCGCAAGCTCAAGGGCGGCGGCGGCACGGCATTCGAGCCAGTGTTCGAACGGATCGAGAAAGAAGGACTTGAGCCGGATTTACTTATATACCTCACCGATCTGATGGGATCGTTTCCCGCACAGAAGCCACGCTATCCCGTGGTGTGGGGTTGCGTTGACGAGGCGTGGGCGAAGAGTTCGCCGCCACCATTCGGCGAGGTGGTTATCGTGCCGCCGCAGGCAGAGGAGGCGTGATATGGTTGATCTAACGGAAGAACTTAAAGAGTTGCAAGAAGCGTTCGCACAGTTGGACAACGAACACTACTTCGAGCTTGCGCAGCGATGGCGCGACAGCTTGCCGCTCAACGATGCGCGCCGTAACTCAGTCGTGGTGACGCGCCCCAACGCCCCCGAGTGCAGAGTATTCCTCGATGCATGGGAAGCGAGTAACTCAGGAGAGTAACATGGCAACGGTAAAAGGAATAGGGCGCAAGGGCACGACTGACAAGCCAATGGGCAAAGCATCCGCGATGCCGAACCAACCAGTTCCCACGACGCATCCACGGTTGATCGTAGTTCGCGTTGGCAAATACGCCCGCGCCAAGCAACCAAAGAAATCGTAGCTCCGCCAAGGGGCTCACTGTCGGCAACGGGAGTGGAGGCACCGGCTAGGCATTGACTTACGGGGTAGCATGTTTCTCCGTAAGCGCATGAGCCTTCAAGATGGGGTTCGGTTCCCTTGGCGGGTCTACCGCAACTGTGAAACCTCATAAACCTTCACACTTTTCTCTTGCTCAGGATCAACTATCATGCACATCGCGCTAAAAGCGTTCTTTAAAACAAAACTCACAGAGGCCGCTACCTTCGTTACCGAGCGGGTTGAAGTGAATATCCCCATTGACGACGCTTACGAGGGGCTGATCAACGACGAAAACGTGTTAAGCGATTTCCGCGCAGCCGCGCAACACATGCATTCGTCGCCTCGGCATGGCGTAGTGGGTGCGTGGTATGGTATGCGAGATGTAAAATTGTACGTTCGCTTCAACTCTACCATCAAGTACCCGGTGTTTCTGATGACTGGCTACACCTGCAAGGTAACCCCCGAGAGTAACTTAGGCCGCGCGCTGGCGCTTCCCATCCAAGTCGCTACTCAGTGGGAAGAGCTTGTGTTCATTACTGAGAAGTTTATCGAAATGGATTTGGAGACAAAGGTGCTGGCGTATCTGCTGCCGTGGATGCGCGATTTGCTCGTGGAGAGTAACGAGGAGTTCCTTGGAGGTTATCGCAAGCGCGATCAGGTGCAGATCGAACGCGACATACGGATCATCAAGGATCGCAAGTCGCCGGATAACTTCCCTGTGCTTACTCAGCGGATTAACGATATCCGGCGAAATGCGAAACAACTTTGGGGCCAGTACCGGATGCTGCACTCCACCGATCAGCGCGAAGAGGGTAAAAACTCAGTAGTGAGTGTGATGCGGGATCACAAGCTGGTGAGCGCAATGGTGGTGGGCGACATGCAGGAGATCGCAGAAAAGTGGTTGAATGACGGCGTGTATGGCGATCTCATGCGCCGTCAGATCAGAATGGCAGCACAATGATCCGCGTGTTCTTCGATCTGGAAACGTTCTACGATAAAGCATCGTACACGCTTGGCAAGCTATCGCCCATCGAGTACGTCCTTGACGAGCGTTGGGAAACATTGGGGTGCGGCGTCGCCATCGAGCATGAGCCCGCGTTCCTGTTGAAACAGGACGAGATAGCAGGTTTTCTGCGCAGCATCAAGCAACCCTACGCAGCCATCTCGCACAACGCGCTGTTCGATGCGTGCGTTCTTTCTTACCGCTACAACATCCACCCCGATGGATTGCTGTGCACGCTCAGTATGGCGCGGGCGTTGTTACTCCATAGAGTTCCCAATGGTCGCTTGTCGCTTGCCAACCTATTGAAATTCTTAGGGTTCCCGCCCAAGGGTGAGTTCATTCACAACATGAGCGGCAAGCATTGGGCCGACTTGGAGCGCGATGCCGGGTTACTGATGGCGTGGACCGGCTACACGCTCAACGACGTGGAGGGATGCAGGAGCATTTTCTTCCACCTTGCGCCCGAGTTTCCGCCGAGTGAAGCGCTGATCATGGATCGCGTAATACGTATGGCGACGCAACCAAAGTTGCATGCCAACATGAAAGCTCTTAGCGCGTACATCTCAGAACTCTTAGTGCGCCAGCACGAGCTACTGACGCGCGTTAATCACGAGCGCACTGAACTGATGAGCAACCTACAGTTCGCGCAGTTACTCCGAGAGTTAGGCGTTGAGCCGCCTACCAAGATATCTTCCACGACGAATAAAGAAACCTACGCATTCGCCAAGAGCGACGAGGCGTTTGTTGCGCTGCTGGAGCACGACGACCCGGATGTGCAAACACTGGTAGGCGCACGGTTAGGAGTGAAAAGCACGATAGAAGTCACTCGCTCACAAAGGTTATTTAATATCGCCACCTGCGCCAGCAACATGCTCGATGCGCCCCTGCTGCCATGCCCGTTGCGATACTCAGGCGCGCACACTCACAGGTACTCAGGCGACTGGAAGCTCAACATGCAGAACCTTGGGGCGCGCAAGGGCAAGGAGATACGCACTGCGATCATCGCGCCGCCCGGGTACACGATTGTTGCCGTAGACGCAGCGCAGATCGAGGCGCGGCTCACCGCGTGGCTGGCGGGGGAAATGGATTTACTACAGCAGTTCGCTAACGGCGATGATGTCTATAGAAACTTTGCCGCTGAAATCTTTCAGGTGAAAGACGCGCGCGAGATAAGTAAAACTCAACGGTTCGTAGGCAAAACTTGCATCTTGGGTTTGGGTTTCGGCATGAGCGCCAAGAAGTTACTCTATACGATCACCAACTTGGCGCGCGATCAAAATATCGATATAAGCTGGGTTACTCCCGAGAGTTGCGACAACTGGGTGCAGGTGTACCGCTCGCAGTTTAAGCATATCAAAGCTTACTGGAATACAATGGGATGGGTATTGGGATTGATGGTTAAGGGCGAAGCGAACGGCATGCAGATCGGGCCGTGCGTGGTGGATGGCACAACTATCATAAGTCCCGGCGGTTTAAGGTTATACTACCATGATTTGCACATGGACGACCAGCGCGAGTATTGGTACAAATACGGCCAGTTCACCAAGAAGATTTATGGCGGCAAGATGGTGGAGAACGTGGTGCAGCACTTGGACCGGCAGCATGTGGTGGAAGCAGGCATCAACACCGAGCTACGCGCGCGTGAGTACGGCATACCTGATCCGAGAGTGCTTCTCAACGTGCACGACGAAAATGTGCACTGCGTGCCAGACGAGTACGCGCAAACGATGGCGCTGGTGGCGCTGGGCGAGATGCGGCGCAATGCGCCGTGGGCCGAGGGGCTCCCTCTGAATGCCGAGGTAAAACTGGGAAAGAATTTTGGCGAGATGGAAGAGTTCACATGTGGGTAGTGGTGATCTATGTGTGCGTCGCTGGCGCGCCAGCGTGCGACGACAATGACGCACGCAACGTCACCCAACTTGACGGCTACTACAAAACCGAGATGGATTGCGCGCTGGCGGCTCTCCATGTGCTGTCGGACATGGATGAAATGAGCCGTCACATCGCGGTTATGAAGTGTAAAAATATCTCTTGACATCCTTTAACACATATGCTATAGGCAGCGATTGGGGGTGGAGGTTAATATGTCGCTGATGAAGTTCATTACCGAGGAACAAGATGTGCCGATCCTTGCCGATCAGAAAATCCTGATCGCTGCGTTCGGGCTGTCGCTCAACGAGGCAGGATATTTGCAAAAACTCTTGGAGAGTAACTGGGTGCACAAGGATGACTTCCCCGAAGTGAGCTACCCAGCGCGGCAGGTGATCTACGCGTTGCGAAGAAAGCTAGAAGCTAAGAGAATTTGGATCATCAACGATGGACGAGGCAAGTACAGCATCCCCGCCCCCGACAAAACCAAGATCAAGCTTTTTCTCGAAGCTTACTCAGTGGAGTAACAAGGTGGGAGTAGATCTTAATAAGTTGTTAGCTATGCAGCCGACGCTTGGCGCACCTGACCCGCATTCATATGCATATGCGCAAGCGGCGCAGAACGCACAATACCAAGATTGGTCGGCGGCGCAGCAATCAGCGCAGAACACACAATCATCGCCGCATGACATTGCCCGGAAACTTTTTATCGGCCGCATGTGCGGCGTGCGCGGCGAGTTTCTGCTTAAACCAAGAGACTTCATCCACTGCCAAGTGCACGACGACACGGTGTATGTTTTCTTTCTCCTTGACGGCAAGGAAGGCGTGGTGAAGGAACAGGTGGATAGTTTTCCCAGCGACCAGTTGATCGCACAGTTTAGGTTGATCGTCACATGACCCTAGCCCCGCCGCCCCAACAGGTGAAGCCACGCGGCTTCGCGTGGTCCTACAGTAAACTAAAAAATTATGAAACCTGTCCACATCGGTATGCCGAAGTTGACCTGCGCAAGAGCACCGAAGAGGTTAAGTCGCAAGAGCTAGCGCGCGGCGATGCGCTGCACGGCGCGATGTACTCGCGCGTCGCCAGCGACAAGAAGCTGCCGCCAGAGTTCGGCTACATGGAGAAGTGGGCGACACGGCTGACCAACGAGATAAGCCCGCTCCAGATCATCCAGTGTGAACTTAAGTTAGCCGTAGATAAAGAGGGAACGCCGGTCGGGTTCTTCGAGAAAGGCGTGTGGCTGCGCGGCAAGATCGATTACTTGAGGATCATACCCTCCAACGTGAAGGGAAGATTTCTAGGCCACATCGTGGACTACAAAACCGGTAAGCCCAAGGACGAGTGGACGCAGCTTATGTTGAGCGCGTACATGGTGTTTTGCCATTACAAGGACGTGGATCAGGTGCGCACTGAGTTCCTATGGACCGAGTACAACGACACGTCGCACGAAGACTTCAAGCGCAGCGATATGCCGCAAGCGATCTCCACGTTACTCCCGAGAGTAATCGCAATGGAGAGCGCGCACAAAACCAACGTGTTCGAACCCAAGCCCGGCGGGTTGTGTTATGAATATTGTCCTGTGGCCTCGTGCGAGTTCCACGGCAAACGTCAAAGGCGCGTGCAATGAGCAACAACCCACTGTACCAACTGTTCAACCGCCAGCGCATCACGCGTGATATCATCGGCACCGTGTGGGAAGTCAACGAGCATGGCATCCATCTCGATCATGACGGCGCGCACTACACCGTGGCGCATATGGACCCGGACGGCAAGGTGATCGAGCGCCACAAGTTCGCTACCCTCAACGACGCGGCCTACGCAGTGGCGATGCTGAAGCGCATGCTTGAGCAGACGACGATCTACATACCGGATAGGAAGCTGATCCAGTGACGCCAGAGGGAAAGGTCAAAGCAAAAGTTCGTAAACTGCTAGATAACTACGGCGCGTATTACTTTCAGCCCGTGCAGATGGGTATGGGCGCGGCGGGATTAGATTTTCACTGCATGCTTGCTGGCGCGAGGGCGTTCTTTGTTGAAACAAAAGCGCTGGGGAAACAACCAACGCTACGACAGCAACTAATGATTGAGAAGCTGGAACACATGGGAGCGAAGGTGTTTGTGATTGATGATGACGTTACTCTACAAGAGTTAAAGGAATGGCTGGATGAACATTCACGCGCCGCTCAGTAACATCGAGTACACGTTCCCACCGAGCGCATTCCATGTGCAGAAGCTCACCGCTGCGCTGTTCATGGAGAACAAGCGGGCGTACTGCTTGAATGACTTAGGGACGGGTAAAACAAGGAGCGTGTTGTTCGCCTACGACGCGCTGCGCAAAGCTGGCATTGCGCATAAGATGCTGGTGATCTGCCCCCTCAGCGCAATGAGCCGCACATGGCGACGCGAGATCATGTTCAATCTGCCGTGGCTCAAGTGCGTAGTGCTGCATGGCACCAAGGCCAAGCGCTTGTTGAGATTGCGCTTGAATGTGGATGTGTATATCGTTAACCACAAGGGGCTTGAGATCATCTACGACGAATTGGTCGAGCGCAACGATATCGACGTGGTGTGCGCCGACGAGGCGGCGGTGTATCGCAACGGACGCAGTGGACTTACAAGTACTCTTCGCGATTACGTGCGGCCCAAGTCCTATGTGTGGGCGCTTACTGGCTCACCCATGCCGCGCGCCGTCACCGATGTGTGGGGGCCATGCTCGTGCCTAACGCCGTGGACGGTGCCGAAGTACTTCACCATCTTCCGCGATCAACTGATGATCAAGATGGATACGCAGGGATGGCAGTGGCGGCCCAAGCCCAACGCCGAGGAACGTGCGGTATCATGCATGCAACCCAGCGTTAGGTTTCGCTTGGATGAAGTGACCGAGTTACCCCCGAGAGTTACCAACTACTACGAGGCCGAGCTAACCCCCAAGCAACAGCGAGTGTATGATGGCATGCGGCAGAAAGCGATTGCGCTTGTTGGAGAGAACAAGATCGATGCTCTCAACGCGGGCGCTGTTCTCTCGAAGCTTCTCCAGATCGCTATCGGCTATGTCTACACTCGCGAAGGTCGAACGGTCCATCTTGATAACACGCCGCGCCTCCAGCTTATCCTCGATCTCATTGATAGCGCATCGAAGAAGGTCATTCTCTTCGCGCCGTTTAAGAGCGCAGTCGCTGCGCTGGATGTGATGTTGACCGAGAATAAGATACCTCATGCCGTGGTGACCGGCGACGTTCTCACCACCAAGCGTGATGTTATCTTTGGCGACTTTCAGGACACGCCTCGCTACAAAGTTTTACTAGCTCACCCGGTATGTATGAGCCACAGCCTGACGCTCACCGCAGCGAACACGACCATATGGGCCGGTCCTGTAACATCGCTGGAGACGTTCACTCAAGCCAACGGCCGCACATACCGGGTGGGACAAGACGCGAAAACACTCGTCGCTATGGTAGGCGGCACGCCGATGGAGAAACGAATTTACAAACTCTTAGGCAAGAACGAAGCGCTACAGAACAGGTTCCTTGAGATCGTGGAGGCGATCACCGAGGATAACTCGGCAGAGTAACAACTATCACGCATTGGCAGTGGCCCCGCGCTGCCAGTATCCGCTAACCGGGGACATAGGAGCGTAAAATGGTCGAAGAAGCCAAATCGTACCTCACCAAGGAGGTTCATTATACGAACCCCCTGCCCGTCAAGCCTCCTTCCATGCCTTTGCGCAAGATGCCGCTTGTTCATATGATCAGGCCGTATTTTCTTGCGTGTTGGGAGAAAGACCCGCTTTTCATTCAGTTCGCCAATGCGGTGAAGAATGAAACGCAGACGGGACGCGTGATCTTCGACATGTACGAAGCTACGCGGCATGTTATGGCGCAAGTGGAAGCAGAGCAACATCTGCATTACTTCGCTGAGTACAACATGTCGAAATTAGTGACGGCAGTTGTGCGGTTGATCAACCGCAGCCGTGCGCTGATTGCTCATGCGGGGCACACCGAAGCCGGTGATATCGCCGCCGCCGAGTAATAAAAAGGGGGCCGGAGAGATGCTACTCTCTCCGGCCCTATCACGCCGCCTAACTCTAGGAGAGTTACTTATGCCAGAGAATGAGACTATTGTCAAGCTTCCTGATGTGCTTGAGCGACGGGCGCTTAAGATTGAAGCTGCTATGAAACGACGTGCTAAAGGCGACACCGAGTGGATAGAGGGGACGCTAGAGCTAGCTATTGAATTGGCTGGCGTACGCGAAGATCATGGCGGTAACGACCGGGCGTTCGGAGGGTGGCTCGATACACGCTTTGGAAACAGAGCGCCTAACCACCAAGATCGCGCCGCACTAATTCGGTGGGGCAAAGATCCGGCACAAGCGCGTATCCTGATGGAAAAAACGGAGAGCCGGTCTATCCAACTGATAGATCGGACCTTTACTAGCGCTAGTAAAGATACCCCTACGCCTAAAACTACCCGTTCCCCCAAGACGGATGCAACAATTGAGATTGTCCGAGCGATCCAACAGAATACCGGCGTGCTGCCAAAGCGAGATGATGTGGTTAGAACTGCCAAAGTTCATAACTCCACAGCAGATACCGCACTTAGAGTGGTGCGTGCAGAAAATACAACCACGCCGCCAAAACCTGAGTTTACTAAAGCGTCCATCCGCCATATCGATGCGCAGATTAAAATATTGGACGCAGTGCGCGAAGCGACGTTCGAAGAGCGCGTGCGCGCTCATATAAAGGAGCATCGCGAGACGCTTGACCGTATGACTAAAGAAGCAGGGGAGAAAGCCGTTCACTACAACAAGATGATCAATTCTCATAGAGCAATCTTCACCGAAACGGAGTTCAACAATATCCGTAATTGCCTGCATCCAGATAACTCTGCGAGCGAGAGCAACCGCAAGGACGCTTTCATGGCGTTCAACGCTAAGAAATTGGCGTTGACCGGAAAGAAGTAACTCTAATGAGTGACTTTGGCGGAGATACGGTTACTCCGGCAGACGAGCCGCGACTAAACCAGCAATTAAGCTGGGTATACAATCTTATGTATGACGGCAGATGGCGGACGATATGGGGTATTGTTGCACTGATCCGTGAAGACCACGGCGTCCGGGTTATGCAAACATCCGTATCAGCTAGGTTACGTGATCTCCGCAAGGAGAAATTCGGTGGTCACACTGTAGACCGAGTATACATCGGCAATGGTAAGTTCCAGTATAGGTTGATTGTGAAGAGGAGAGAGGACAGTGGCAGTATTGAATGTAGCGGAACGCATCAAGCAGGTGCGCGAGATGGAAGCGAAGATCAAATTAGAAGAGACGGCGCTTGAGGAAAAGCTCAAGCCGCTCAAGGAGTGGGCGGAGAAAGCGCGCACGCAGATACTCCAGTATCTCAACGAGACAGGCCAGAAATCGGCCGCCACGGTGAACGGCACCGCGTATTGGAAGGAGAAGGTCACCTTCCGGGTGCAGGACAAGGACGAGTTCCGTCGCCACGTCATTGGCGCGGAGGCGTGGGAACTTATCACTTGGGCTGCTGCTGGCGTCGCCTGCGAAACCTACGCGCAGACCAACGAGGGACCGCCGCCGGGGCTCTTTAGGAATGCGATGAACGTGCTCTATATTAACGCCCCGCCCAAGCCGCGCAAGAAGGTGGAAGGCAAGGACGGTGGGCCGGAGGGCGGCGACTTCTGGGAAGAACCTACCAACGATACAGCAGCAGAATAACAACATCATTACTCATGCAGAGTAACAGGAGGACAGCTTGAATAATTTGGTAACTAAGAAGCCGGGCGTGATCATGCAGCAGTCGTCGCTGCTTGCCAACATGCCGTTGGAGAACGCCGAATTGTCGGCGGGCGTAACCACTTCGTTCCCGATCCTTGGCATCAAGGGCGGCAAGTGGCACTATAGATGGAAGGGCGAGGATAAGGTCATCAGCGACGAGCGCGGGTTCCCCGTCCCGGCGATCAACGTGGTGATCCTCAAGTCGCAAGCAGAGTTGACCCGCACCTTCTATCCGGGCGGCTATGTCGAGGGCGCTAACAATCGCCCCTCATGCTGGTCGAGCAACGGCATCCGGCCCGATGATATCGTGCCTGATCCGGTCAACCCGGTCTGCGCCACCTGTCCCAACGACGCGTGGGGATCGGGGGCGACTGCCGCCGCGCCCAAGGCGAAAGCCTGCCAGCAACGGCGTCGCGTGGTGGTTGTTCCCTATGGGGATGACCTGACCAACGAGGACGCGGGCGGGCCGATGCTGCTCTCTGTGCCGCCTAGCTCGCTGCGCAACATGGACCAGTACGCCACTGCGTTGACGAACAACGGCATCCAATACTTTGGCGGCGTCACGCAACTCAGCTTCGATCAGACCACGGCGTTCCCACGTATCGAGTTCTCGTGGGCGGGGCAACTGTCCGATGACGAGGTGGCGGTGGTGTTGGAGACGCGCAAACATGAGCAGGTGGGACGTATACTCAGCAGCAAGATTGAGGTTGATGGACCAGAAGCTGATGGCGATACTCCTAAAGGGGCCAAGCCGCAAGCGCAAGCCGAAACCCCTAAAGGAGCTATTCCCAAGGGGCCACAGCAAACGGCAAGCGTTAAAGCCGCTCCCCAGCCGGTCGCTCCTCAACAAGCGCCGATGAAAATAAACCTTGGCGCGGCTAAACCCCCGGCGTCTATGCCGGGTGGGTTCGCCGTCAAGCCGGGTGGGAAGACGATCATCGATGCGGTCGCCAACCCTGCCCCTGCCCCGGCGTCTACGCGGACGGTGCGCACCGCGCCCATTGAAGAGGCCAGCGTTAGCGAGGCGTTGCACGAGGACAATGCGCACTCGCTGCCCGACGAGTTGAACTCTGCGTTTGATAGCCTGATGAAGCCGTGATCCCCGGATAATAGTCCGGGGAAATTGGGGGGAGGCGCGCAACCCTCCCCCCATTATTCTCGCGGGAGGCAGGCGTGACCAAGATTGCATTGCAACACCTTACGCGCGTGGTAGCGCGCGACAAAGATACGTGGTTCTCTATCCATCGTAAGGTTATCTTCAACGATGGACGGGTGCCGATCTACCCCGGCGCGGCGCACCAGACGATGCGCACGGCGCTGCTTGACGCCATGTACTGGGCGCACAAGGGACTTGACGTATACTTCGCCAATGGAGCTTATCTCAACCCGGGCGAGCATAAGCAGGGGAGGCCATACCCTGACGCGATTCGCCAGAACCCTAACCTCACGGCGTGCAAGTGTCTGTATATGGACGTAGACGTAAAGGAAGGGGCGTTCGGTTCTACCGCCGAAGCTACGCAGGCGATGCGCGTGTTCGTGCGCGAGGCCAAGCTGCCGACGCCAACTATCATGGTGTTGAGCGGTTCGGGCGGGTTTCATGTGTACTGGACGATGAGCGAGCTATTCTCGCCAAGCGAGTTTCGAAAGATGGCGGCGCAACTCACTCGCGCTGCTTCGGATCATGGCATTCACTTCGACCAGCAAGTGACCAATGACCCGACAAGATTGTTACGGATTGCCGATACGTGGAACTTCAAAGCGGGGCCGGGGATCGATGGCGCGAAAGTGGAGCTTAAGTGGGACAGCAATACCGACGTGGATATTGCTGCAATGTGCGCTGCGCTGGATCGATTTCCGGCTGTTACTCCAAAGAGTAAAACACCGCCACCTCCCAACCCCCGGGCTACGACCCGGGGGGAGCCCAACGAAAACGACGACATGGCGCTCCCCAAGCCCGAGTACCCGCCCGTCGATATCGACGATGTGGCGGAAGTTTGCCCGTTTATCAAGGACACCCTTGCCGATGGCGGAAAAGACCACCCCGAGCCCATCTGGCACGACGCCATTGCGCTCGCTTGCCATGTCAGCGATCCAGAAGGAACTGCACATCGACTATCCAGAGGACACTCCAAGTATACCGTCGAAGAGACTGATCAAAAACTTGCAACTGCTCAACAAGCAAGATCGCTACGTCAGATCGGCCCGCCTCTCTGCGCCACACTTGCGGGTCATGGCGTCACTCAGTGCAAAGAATGTCCGCATCTGGCGCTCAACACTACACCGTTAAGCGTATCGTATAAGCGCAACGGCCATGCGTACGCCGGGAAGAAGGCGCAGTCACAGATCGATTTGCCGCCCAAATACTATCGTGGCAACGACCAGCTTATCTATCTGAGCACCATTCGCCCCGATGAAACTGGGGCAGACGAAATATGCGTATTCGAGTACCCAATCATCGAAGGTTCTGGTTTCATCGAACGCGGCAAACCCGATAAGCTGACGTTCAGCACCATGCAAGCGGGCGTGCAAGTTTCGAAGACGTTCGAAAATTCACAACTTTCTGATCTTCACGCGCTAAACAAATCGCTTGCCGACGTAAGTTTACCCCTTACTGGAGCCGCCAAGCCGACAAGAGAGTTCTTCATGGCCTACATCAAGCAATTGCAAACCAGCCACTCGACACTCATCTCCGCGCCCCCGTTCGGGTGGGCGCAGGATACCAACGGCGACTGGGGGTTCTCCTTTGCCGGTGAGTTCGTCTCCCCCGCTGGCACCTTCAAGTGCACCCACGCCGGGGAGGGCGGGGAACTCTACGGAGTAACCGGCGACGAGAGGGTATGGCGCGAAGCGGCGGATATCGTGCTGACGCCGGATCGCCCCGACTTATGCTTCATGGCGGCGACTTCGTTCGGCGCGCCGCTGATCAAAATGAGTGGCCAAGATGGTTTGTTAATTGGTCTTTGGTCGCCAAGCTCCGGCATTGGCAAAACCACTTCGCTGAAGCTCAACCAAGCGGTGTGGAGCGTGCCGACACTGGGTGGGCTGACCGATACCGTGAACTACACGTTTGCGAAGTGCACGCTCCTGCGGCATCTACCTATCAATTATGACGAGATCAAAGGCGTAAAGCAGATCGCCAATATGGTCGAAGTGGTGCTACAGTTGACGGGGGGTTCGGAGAAGGGCCGCGCGGATCGCTATGGCAACATGCGGATCAAGCGCGAGTTTCGCACCAATTGCAACTACGCCTCTAACGGCAGCATTGCTTCCGCCGTGCGCGAACACGACCAAGGGACGGATGCGAACCTGCTTCGTATGCTGGAGATGCGCGCCCTCGTCAAGCCTAACGACGAGAAGCACTTCGTTGCCGAAGTGGGGCGGATGGTAGAAGCCCTAAGCCTCAACTATGGCGGCGTGGGGCGCAAATACGCGGCGTTCTTGGGTGCGAACCATAAGAAGGTTTACGACGAACACGCCAAGGTGCAGAACGCGATCACGCTCCAACTTAACCCGCTACAGGAAGAGCGCTTCTGGATTGCGGCGATCTCCACCACCTTGGTGGGCGCTAGGATAGCCAACCTGCTGGGAGTGGCGAACTTCCCGCTTGACGAAATGTATCAGTATGCCGTTGGCGAATATCACTATCTGCGAAAGATGATGAATACGGGTTCGACTGATTACACCAAGGAAACGCCCCTCGTGTCCACTATGGGCGCGTTCCTCAACGAGAAACGGGAGCGCGGCATGGTGATCCTCGATAAGACATGGGCGCAGCGGGGCCGTCCGCCGAAGAGCTACGCCAAGGTAATGAACGATTATGCCAGCAAGCAGTGGAACCGGGTTGACGTGCAGATATCCGGCGACCCGGTTACTCTGAGAGTAAGCGACACGGCGCTGGGCGAGTGGTGCGTACGCACCGGCCGCCCCAAGGCGGCGCTCACCCATGCGCTGCAATCCCGGTTGGGGGCGCGAATGACGACGGCGGCGCTGGGCAGTGGGTCTACCAAGGCCGGGTCAAGCGAGAACGTATGGATCATCGCGCCCATTATCGGCACCCAACTGGAGCCAGCAGTGGGCGAATATATCAACCAGTATGGGTTGACGCCATGACTGAGCCGAGCGTTGAGGAGATCGTAGCGCGATTTGAACTGGTAGGCTTTTTGAGTATTATGGATATCCGCGCTCTCATCGCCTCGTGGCGCGAACGGGGCGAAGCGCTGGAGGATGCGCGTGAAGACCTTGAGGGGTTGGCGAAGGCTCATAGCACCGCCACCGAGATCACTGAAAAGCTCATGGAAGAGCGGGTGAGGTTATTGGAGCGATTGAGGTGAAATCAACTATCATTGCGCTAGGGGCTATTTTGCTGTCGCAACCAACGTCAGCGCACTGTTTTCGTGTGTGGCGCTACCCTACTCCCCAACACTGTGGGGGCTCATATGTTCGGCATCAAGAACGAATACGCGTATATAGTAGGCATAGCGATCCTGCTCCTGTTCCTCCTAATCGTAGCGATAAGAGTGTTGGGGTAGATTTCGTGCTGCCTGCGCTAGTAAGCGCGGTATGGACGATCCCATTAGAGACAAAAGAGCAGTTAGAGCTATATGAGGGAATACAGCGCAAAAAAGCTATTCTCCTTCTGCCACATGGGGAATGATTTTTAACCCAAAAAAATATTTTTGAGAATTTGGAAATTTACTCCTGAGAGTAACAAAAACGTCGTGAAAAATAGTTCTTGACAAGTCCTAACACGTATGTTATAGGGGAAAACAGGGGCGTCTTGCCCCGTTCATATGGGGACCATCATGAAAAGATTGCTATTAACCGCAGCGCTTCTCGGCGCAGTGGGGGCTACACCTGTGTACGCTGCGAACACGGCGCTCATCCTGTGGAACGCGGCGGACCCCGGCGGGTTCGAGGCGGCTACCGGCAACAATGCTGCGGCCCTCATCGGCTCCAACCTCGACGGCATCACCGTTTCGGTGAGCGCCGCATCGAGGGGGACCAACCCCAACAGCTTGAGCGAAGGCAACATCACGATCACCAACACGACGGGGACGGTGCAGACGCTCGACATTATTGCTGGCGCGAACGGCTTCCTTGGGCCGTCTGCGAACTTCTTGCTGACCGGCACCATCGGCGTCGATAGTGGTTCAGCGATGCTGGGCGGTTCGTTCTTCGCTGATGGCGGCAACACGCTCAACGGCACGGCGACTGGCGTTCCTACCGGCACAGACATTGGCGACTTCCTGTCGTCTCTCCTGACTGGCCCACATTCGTTCTCGTTCAACGGCAGCGGCTTCGATCCTGTGACGGGGCCGTATGGGCTGGCCGAGAGCCTCTCGCTCACCCTTCAGCCGGGGGCTATCGTCGGCGTCCAGAACGTCTCGATGGACGCCAGCGCGGTGCCGGAACCCAGCACATGGGTGCTGATGGGCGGCGGGTTCGCGCTCTTGGGCGCGTTGGGCTTGCGTAAGCGTCGCACACCGCGTTTCGCTGTCTGAGAATATCCCCCTCAAAGATGGCGGAAGGAAGGGGGAGGGGCAAGACTACCGCAAGTTGTCTCCCGTCCCCTCCCCTGACCGCTTCAACAATAAGGAAAAACAATAATGAGAAAGCTTTTACTCGCGGGAGTAATCTCTGCGTTCGCTCTTCCCGCTTATGCCCAAAGCGCCTGCACCACCGACGCCAGCGGCAACACGATCTGCGATCCGACCGCGTTCCATGTCACCAGTGGAACCGCGACAGGTTCTGATCCAGTGCTGCTGAACGACAGCAACACGTTCACCATCACTGAAGTCGGCAACCACAGCATCAATGATCCGATCAGGATCTTTTTCATCGATCCTCTCGGCACGGCTCTGCCGACGATTACTGGCGCGACAGGCGTCGGCCCGCTGGGAGCGTTCACCCTAGGCCCGACCTCGGTGTTCACCGCGCAGGCGTTCGATTCGACCAATGGCCTGTTCGATGGCCCGGTGATCACCCTCGCCGCTGGTCAGAAGTTTGGCGATCAGGTCGGGCTTGGCGACAACAGCGTGTCGTTCGCCAACATCAAGACCGAGTATGACCTGCTTGGGTTGACCGTGCCAACCACGTTTCAAATCGAAGAAGCGACGTTCAACGTGCCGGGCGGCGGATTCAACAGCGACGCCGATTTCCTGACCGTCAATGGCGCATTCAGCATTGGCACGATCATTGCGCCTTTGGCTGTGGATATCTCAGTCAAGAACAACGGTAAATTAGATATCACCGCGTTCGACACGTCGTGGACCAACGCCGGGTTCGTTAACACCACATCGATCCCCGGCACGCCGGAGCCTAGCACATGGGTGATGATGGGCGCTGGCTTCGCGTTGATGAGCCTCGTCGGCTGGAAGAAGCGCGGCGCGCGTCTCGCAATCTGAGCGGTGGTCCCCCGCCGCTTTGATCGTCCGTGAGTTTTCGGCTCCGTTCAGCAGGTGGACGTTAACAGGGTGCTAAACGGGCATGTCCTACGAAGGCAGTTGGGTTCTTCTCTACGTGATCATGGCATGGGTAGCGTCCGCCATGGCCGTGACGGGTTTGATTTATCTTTGGAGGTGAGGGGATGGTTGACGGGAAAACGCAGGCGTTCGCGGACCTGATGATCTACAATTTCGAGGTGGTCGGAGGCATTGCCCTTCTCGTGTTCGTGCTTTTGGTGGGCGTGCTGGCGTTGTCCATTAAGATGGATCTCGAAGATGAGCCGTCCGACTGATGACGACGGCTTTGATTTCCCGCCAACAAAGTATCCCATGCGAGAGGCGATCACAATGGCTATCGTCGCCGTCATCGGCATGGCCCTGATGGTCATCGTCATCGCGTGGTTGGTGTGATCAGCCGCGCGCTCGTCGCCATCGGCCTCATGCTGCTCGCCGTCAGCTTGGCGACTGGCTACGCCGATTACCCCTTGATTAACTGGGTGACGTTCCTGCTTGGATCGGTCTTGGTGATCGTCGGCACCGGGCGAATGTTTTTCTTGGATAACTCTTGAGAGTTAACCGGGTGATTTCGGTTGGCAATTCTCGATCAACATCTTAGTTAGCATCTGCCGCTCGTCACGCTGCGAACTGGCGACAAATAACAACGCCCAAATCATCCCGGCATTAAGAATAATAACCACCAGCAGGAGGGGCGACTGCTTGAGCGCGTCAACAGTGGTGGTGGCGACACTGCTAAGGGTCATGTGAGTGCGTCCTTGAACTTGTAGTAGTGGTTTTGAATGGTGCTGGCTTTATCCAAACCGTTGACGATCTTGCGGGCGTTGTATGGGTCTTCGGTCGTCGCATTAAAAAACATCGGCAGCCCCACACCCGTGAACCAACCTCCAATCATCCCATCAAAAAGTATCAATGCCGCAGGCTCCAGTTCCAGCATCCTATGCGGGTACTGCACCATCGGGCACTCAACGTCGTAGTTCTCCTTGAGAACAATCTCCCCCTTCTGATAATTTTCCAGCCACGTTAGCTGCACGAACCCCCTACCGTAATAACACTCGCCGTAAGGGCCAGCAGGCGCGCCGTACTCTTTACCCGATCCCTTGCCGTACTCTTCAATCGCGTCCCACACATAGGCTGTTTCGTGGTGCGCGGTCGCCATGCAGTACGCCAGCCAGCGAATATCCTTGTCGAAATGATACTGCTCCCACGTATCCATGACCGCATTCATGCCATCGACTTGGCGCTGGCTAAGAACACCCTCGAATAAGTTCTCGCGGATACTTTCAAAGAATGCTTTGCGGTCAATCATCTTTTTTCTCCATGATCTTAAATTCGCGCTTAACTCCCGTATCCAATAAATCAACCACTGAATAAATATCGTCCCCGGTGCCGAAGTTATCCACCGTATCCGCTACATCGCGCAGCCAGCGGGATACTTCCGCACGTTCCATTTCTGGATAGATGACTTTAACCTCGATATGCATTTTAGTACCTAGTAAAATTACGGGGGGCTTTCACCCCCCGCTTACTCTGGAGAGTTACCTTCTCCTCGACGGCGTTGGATGCTCGCCGGTCGGGATGGCGACCACAACCCACCCGGTCACGGGCGTCCATGCGACCTTCAGTTCCCAGTTTCCCGGGGGCCTTCCCTGTGCCGGGGGCGGCAATACAATCGGATGCGTGGGGCGCGTATAGCCAGCATCCACGTCGATGCCATAGCCGGGATCGACCGGCTCTGTCGGCGGCGGATCGACAGGGACTGGCGGCGGCAGCACGATTGGGTTGGTCGGTCGCGGGTCGGTTGGACCCCAGATGCCAAGCCCCAGATCAATCCCGTACCCCGGATCGACCGGCTGATCGCCGCCCCCCGGCATTGGTCCGCCGCCAATCACAAGACTGGGGTCTTGAGCTACTACGAGAGCCGTTTCACCCGGCTTCAATCTAATGGTTGCCATTGGAGTTCTCCTACTTTTTGGTTGCCGTGTTGCTCTTAGCATTGTACTTGTAATCGGTTGGTTTCCCACCCGAGTACTTTGCTTGCCGGTCTTCTGCGCGTTTTTCGGGGGTCATCGCTCCCCTTGCTACTCCTTTAGAGGTAGGCTCCTGCGTACCCTTCTTCAAATTGCCGCTCTTCTGGAGCGCTGACGTAGCAATGGCGTAGGCGCTGGACTTCGATTTGCCCTTTGCTTGTAGCTGGCCTACCAGTCGCTCCAGTATCTTCGGCATGCTGCTCTCCAGAGGGAACAGGGGGCAGTTAGCCCCCTGCTTTGTTAGCGTGCGGGCCGCTCGGCGCGTTCGTGGTCAGCACGCTCACGCTCATCACGTGCGACCTGATTGCGCTCATTAAGCGCCTTTTGCTGCTCTTCTTCGCTTTGGATCAGCGGGCGTTCCTTCGGTCCTGCCCACAGTTCCTCCGGCTGGCCGTGGCCCCTGCTCCCGATGGTGGGCGCGCCGCGCATGCGCTCCACGATCTCGGAGTTCTCCGGCGCAGGCACTGCGGCGGTCGTGGGGTCGATAGGCGTGCGGTACGCGCCGGTCGTGGTGGTGAGGCCGGGCTCGGGATCGGGCAGCACCTGCGCCGGGTCGGGGCTGGCGCGGGTCACGTCCTCGCCCAGCGCCAGCAGCTTGTCGCGCATCTCCTCGGTCATCGCGCCAGTCGCCCGCGCCCGCAGCAGCCCGTCGCGGTTCTGCGCAGTTGCGATCCGCTCGCGGTTGGTTTCTTCCAGCCGCTGGCGGGTGGATCGCGCCGCCGGGGGGTTGTGGGGCGTAGCGGGCACGTTGCCCGGGGCCGGATGCGTCGTGTTCTTCTCAACCATAACCATTGCTCCTTTAGGGTTACCTGCTTACGCTTTACTTCTTCCTGTCGCCGGGCCGCCGTCCACCGGGGTAGGTTGGCTTGCCAGCTTTGATCGCTTCCTTTTTCACCAGCGCTTTGTTGAGGTGCCTTTGCGCCTTGCCAGCGGCTTTCTTTCCTTCCCGCTGCATCTCCTGATGCATCTTCATCATATCACTCCTACCAGCCGCAGCACAATCAAAATTAGAATGATCCCCACAATCCCAATGCCGCCGCCATAGTAAGGGCCGTAAGCGCCCTGCGCGTAGTACCCGCCGCCGCCAAAGATAACCAAAAGAACAATGATAAGTAGGATCAAACCTATGGACATGGCGATTATCCTTTAATCATCGCACCGAACACCGCCCACCCCAAGCAGGCGATCACCACCCACAGCAGCAGGCTATTCACGTAGCCAAGGCGCGCGTCGGTCCCCCACCATATGCCGATGTACGACAGCAGCCACAAGATCATCAACACCCAAAATAAAAGACCTATTGGCATGGCGTTATTTCCTTACGTTCTCCGCGAACTGGATTTTCTTCGCCAGCCCGGGACGGTTCTTCTTCGCTGACGCCAGCTTGGCAGTGGGTATCTTCTTTCCTTCCGGCACGCCAAGCGCTCTATGGAGGGAGCCTACCGTGCCCTTCTTCTCCATCTTGTCGGTGGCTTTGCCGATCCAGTTCTTCGCCATGTTACTCTCCCGAGTTACTTATCCACCGGCACTTTGTATCCGGTCATTCCTCGCCGCCAGCTTCGGTTCTTCGCGGCGCTCTCAACCCGTTCGTTGCTACGTAGGTTGCTGCCGCCTCCGGCCAAAGGTTTGATATGGGCAACGTCCTTCCCAGCAACGGATTTTCCCGCAGCCTCGGCCTGCCGACGCGCCGTGTTTCTTTCCTCACGCTGCTTAACTCTAACGGGTGTGTCTTCAAACTGCGCTTCCTTCTTATAGTTGCGCTTAGACGGCGGGTTACTAGAAACCATAAGCGTGCGCCCTCTCTTCCAAATCTCTGCGGTTCTTAGGCGTTTCGGGATAGCCAAGCACCGTGGGTCTTGTCGCTAGTTTATTGAGGCTCGCCACCGTGATGTGCTGGCTGGGGTAAGCGAGGTTGAACTTATGCACGGCAGCGATGGCCCCGGCGCGATCTCCCGATTGCCATAGCTTAGTGATATTCTGTCGCTCGGTTTGCTGCTCAGTGCGCTCCCGGCCTACTGCCGCCCGCGCCTCACGCGCATGCGTCTCCTCGATGGTGGTAAGCCCTAGCGCTTTCAGCACCGCCTCCGGCGCAGAGACGGGGGGCGAGATGATCGCACCACGCTGGGTGGAAACGCCGTGATTGTATTCTTCGTAAGCTTTGATCGGATCGGTGGCGACACGAGGAAGTAGGTTCTTAAGCGCCGTGTCGGGATCGCCCTGCCGGAGTGCGCCCAAACCAGTGATAAGATTATGCCCAAGGCCGCCGGGAGGGCCAGCCAAATACTTGTACCAATCCGTATCGCTCTTGGCGGTTTCCAGCATGTAGTTGAGCCCAAGCGGATCGCTGATGCCGCCACGATGCCCGGCATAGATGCCTGCTAGCCCGCCCAATCCATCCATCAACGCAGTCGCGCCCTCCGGCCCCATCGAGCTAGCCAGCGAGCGGCGCAACTCGTCCATGTGGGTTTCCCACCCGTCGGTAATACCTAGTACATGCAACAGATCGTCCGCCAAGCGGATCGGATATGCCGTGCCGCCCTGCACGCCCGACATCGTGCCTGCCGATAGGGTCATCAAGCCAAACGTTCTAAGCGCGCGGGCGCGCGTCTCCCACTCTACCCCGGGGGCGAATGAGTTATACATCGCCTTGGCAATCATCTTAGCCATCAAGATCGGGTATTGCTTATATTGGAACACCGTCTGCATGCGGGCGTCGCGGAACATACCCATACGCTGGAACGACGTGTACTGCCCTTGTGTTTTAGCGACGTTATCCCACGCATGGCGGTAAGCGTCTTCGCCCTTCATCCCCTTTTCGATGGCGGCGCGGTAGAACATCAGCGCGGAGTTGACCTTATTGAACGCATCGGCAGAGCCAATGAACTCCTGCGAGAAGTTGCGCGCTTTGGAAGCGAACCTATCCAGCCCCCTCTGGCTGACATACGCCTGCGAGAAGTCGATGCCGGTGCTGTGAGCAAAGTCGTGCGCCACCCCCCAATCGATCATGCTTCGCTCGTCGCCGGATAATCTCCCCTCGTTCTTGAGCGCGTCGATAAAGTCGGTGGGTTGGTGGTTGTACCGCCACGCCTTGAACGCCGCCCTGCCCATCGCCTTGACGGCCATCGGCAACTCGCTGCCCAGCATGTCCCGGTATACTCCGAGAGTAACTCTGGTCGCCAGCCCGATGCCATGCTCCGCCGCGAGATGGGGGAACACGGTAAGGGGTATGTGCAGTTGATGCAGCAAAAAGAACGCGGGCGACACCAGATCGTTGAGCGTGGTGTAGGCGCGGATCGCGTTCCAGTTCTTATTGACGTTAATGTCGCTTAGGGCGTCCTTCTGGAAGTTGTTAATTCTATCGTCGTACATGTTGACCATCTGCCGCATGTCGCCCACGTCTTTGTGGTTCGGGTGGTCGTCCACGTATTGCTTCATCTTCTCTAGCGAAGCGTCGATCTCGTTACGATGCCCGGCCATCGCCTGCAGCCCCGCAGAAGTACGCCGATGCATATCGAGCGACGCAATAATGTCGCCGCCAGCGCCCCCGGTGCGGTCACGATGCAGGAACCCACGCGACAAGCGTGAACCCGGCATTGAAGAAGCCGCTACGTGCTTGATCGCGTCGCCCAACCCGGCGCGCTCGGCGTCGGTCATGTCCATCTTGTTGAGGCGCTTCATGATCGCGGTGACATGGCTGGAGTTGACGCCGTACTGCCACACCTCTTGGTTCTTGCGCGGCTGCACGGAGACATCCTTCATCCCCTCTTGCTCCATCTGGCGCTTAACCCGCGCGCCCTCCACGTTGCCGTTGACGAACCGCACGTCGCGAGGATTGACCAGCACATGGTACTCCTGCCCATGCTTCGCGCCGGGAGTGCTGGTCGCCTCGTCGGCGCTCACATACTCCCGCTTGCCGCTGGCGTCTTGAATGTAGTGCTGGATACTGGGGGTGGTCGGCAGGTCAGGATCAAAGTCGTACGCCGCCTTGCGGTCGTTGAACACGAGCCGGTGGTAATCGGGATCGTTCTCGTCGTTACTCGCGCGAGTAACTCCTTGGGGAAGCTCGTACTCGTGTTTGCCGCCGACGTAGTGCGTGCCCTCGGTGCGCTTGAGCGGGAAGTACGCGCCCAGCGTGGCCCGCTTGGCCATCGCGTCGTAGCTTTGTAGCGCTCTGATGTTCGGATCGTCGCCGTGTTCTTTCCTCTCGTCGTCAGTAAGTTCCTTACGATCAATAACCTTCTGCACGGCATCGCGACGCTCTTGCGGGATGGAAGAGCCCATCTCGTTCATAAGCTTCTCGCCCAGCGACTTGCGCGTCGCCTCGATGACCCGCAGGTTCATCTTCTTAAGCTCGTCCATGGTATCGTTGTAGAGAGCTTGCGTATCGGGATGCATGGATTTATAATCTTCGCGATCCTTCGGGTTGCCCTTGATCGCGTCCCAATGCTCCAAGTTGGAGTTCTCGATATTCTTCTTGTTGGGTTTGATATGCTCGTTCAGTCCCTTGCCAAGGTCGTCGCGCGCGTCGGCTCCGTGGATGGTGGAGCTAACGAACAAGCGCGCCAGCTTGCCAAACTCGTTGCCGTTCTCGTTGTACAAGCGCCCCAACCGATCCATCACCGGCGTGCTTAGTTTAAGAATTTTTTCTCGATCCGCGCCAAGCTCGCCCATGTGATCGATGATCCGCTCGGCAGTGCTGGCAATCCGCCACCCGCGCTCCTTGGCGCGCTCCATCCAATCGCGTGGGGTATCTATCCACGCCCGCATCTTCTCGGTGACAGTGTGCGTAGCAGGGGAGATATCCTTGATCCGCTCCTTGACGCCATCGGTGATCTTGTCCGCTAACTCAGAGTATTTTGCCCGCGAACGCGAGGCGTCAACTGGTGTTTTCTCTTCGGCTGCTTGTTGCATCCTCCATCTGGCGCGCATATCTTTTTCTGCTGCGCGCCCGGTAGCAGCAAGCAACTCGCCCGTCCCACGCGGATCGCGCCATATCAGTTGCTCACTCAGCGACATGGCGGCTTCGATGGCGCTCGTGTCCCTAGGCCCCAGCCCCAGCGCATCGCGAATGATCGCCAGCGCGCCTTCCCACATCGTCATCTTGCGCCACTTGGGAATACCTATGTCCCGCGCCAACTCGGCGCTAATCTTAATCCCCTTAAGCAACTCCTGCATGCGAGGAAGGGTCATCATACCAGTGAGAAATTCTCTGCGGTCGCCCAAATAATATCTAAGCTCTTTACGATCCTCTTTACTTAAACCAGCTACTTCCATACTTTTATTAGCTTCAACCCGCAGGCGCTCCATCAAATTTTCAAGTCCGGGGTTCTTACTGATTGCTATTTCTGTAGCGCCATGAAAAGCCTCATGAAACGCCGTATCTGGCGCTGAAAGATCGCGGTTAATAATAATGACTGGCTTTCCGTCAAGAGCATCCATACTAAATGCGCCGTAAGATTTTATACCCGTAAGCTGCCTCATTTCCACATCGCTAATAAAATGTACCGGCGTATCGCCCGCAATTTTAACGACAAGATCACGCATCTTGTCCATAATCTGTGGTGTGCCAAAAGCATAATGTTCTCGTTTGTAGTCCTCTTTAACTATTGTTTCGGCATCAGTGCTACGCGACGGATGAACAGTTATGCCACCTATTTCTACACCAGTTCCGGGTAATACTTCCTCTTTTCCCTCCTTTACTGTCGCATCTTCTGATGCTTCCTGCGTCTTCCACTTCGGCCGCGTCTTCTCAACCTTGAACGCCGCCGTGCCAGTCATATAATGACGGCCAGCGATAAGCGGCCCCATTGGTTCTTCGCCATCCGGTGTTTCTTCTTTTGATTTAGCTTTTGTTCTTGCCGCAACCTGCGCTGCCAGCTCAGCTTCTTCCTTTGCCTCTCGCGCTTCCTTGGCGGCTTTGCGGCGGTCCAATTCAGCTTCGTACGCCTTGGCCTTGCGCTCGGCCCCTTCTCGCTGCAATCGCGCCGCGACCGTTTCCGGCTCTGGCGCTTTCTCTTCCGGCTCCTGACCGGGCCGCACGCCCTCGGCCTTCACCTCGGCGGGCGCGCCCAGCGCGCTGGCTTCTTTGCCTTCGGCGCGCCGCGCCTCTAATGCTTCCGCCAATTTACCTTCGCGGATCAATCCTTCCCGCATGAGGAACGTACCATAGTCCTTCATGCTGGGAAACTTATCCTGCTTGGGCAAATCCTTGGCGACTAAATCCTTTGCTTCGCGCAACAATAGCATGCCGGGGCCGTGCTTGCCCTCTTCGCTTATCTCGGTGGGAACATGGATGCCCTTCGCTTCAGCGACGATCCCCTTGGCGCGAGCGAGGATATCGTTCGGCTGTTCGCCCGGCTTGGGGTGGTTGCGCTCCGCCTGCATGATCTCGTTGGCGGCTTGGTTGGCGTTCTCTTTCTTGGTTAGCTCCCCTGTCGTCCAGTGCTTGCCCTGCTTAGCGGCTTCCTCTGCGGGAGTAACCCCCCGCACCTGCTCCTGCGCCGCTGCCTGCGCCGCCTGCATCGTAGCCCCTTCGGGGCTTAGGTCTTCCAGCGGCTGTTTAGCGGGCGTCGCCAACTGCTGGTTCATGTCGCGCTTGAGCGCTTCCAAACGGGTCGCGCGCTCGGCGGCTTGCGCTTGAGCGGCGGCTTGCGCTTGAGCGGCGCGCTCGGCATTGCGCGCCGCCACTTGCTCCCCAATGGTTAGCGGTTTACTCTCGGGAGTAACTGCCGCAGCCTGCGCAGCGACGTTCTCGTCGCGCGTCTTGGCGAACCGCTCCGCTATCGGCGCGACGGGGTTCTCCACCTTCACCGTGTCGCCCGGCCCCTTGGTCGCCTCCTGCATGGCGACCGCTTCGGGAACCGACGCCGAGGTGGCGGCCCCGACCTTCACCTTGTCTCCGGCGTCGGTCGTGGTCGTCACCAAGGCGGGCTCTTCTCCTGCCACGGATGCCGCTGTTCGAACGGCTTCGTCCTTACTTACAGGACTAAGCTGTAGTATCTCATTTAACCGATCACTTCTGGCATACTGCCCTATCTTCTTCGGAGTGAGGGCGCTCGGCCCCTGCTTGTCGTACTGGACCACCCGGCCATCCCCGAGGCGGGTTTGCCCGAAGCGAGAAGTATCAGTTAATTCAATGGGTTGCTGGCCTTTGTTGTAGATCATCGCCTCGCGCGGATCGTTCGGGTCGAGCAGCGCTTGGTGCTGGGCGGCGATGACGGACGGCGGCTCGGGGGCCACGACCTCCGGCGCTTGCCCCTCTGTTCCGGGCATTCCCTTCTCTAGGACCGGCGCAGGCCCCTCAAACAGCCCTTCTGGCACGGCAGGGCGCACCCATCGGGAGCGCTGATCCCCCTGCCGGATAGGCTCTGGAGGGCCGCCAATCGGCACCGTGGGGTGCACATAGGGTGCCGTATCGCTGCCCGCTGGCAGGGGTTGAGGCTCTGGGAGCGGGGGTGATACCCCTCCGGTTGTATCGCCCGCTGGCGGTGCCTCTGTGGCCCTCCCTGCGGGTGGGGGTGCTGGTTGTACAACCGGAGGTGGTTGTTTTACAATTTCGGCTTGTTGATTACTCCCCGGAGTAACTATCGGCTCGCCCTTGGCGGCGGCGGCGATATCGGGGTCAACAATCTTATCGGGCTCACGCGCGCCGCTGGGAGGCGCTGCTGCGCCAGCTTTGGCGGCTTCTTCGACGGCGGTCGCTTGCTCCTTTGCCCGCTTGCCGCTCTCCCTAGAGGAACGCGTAGGGGAGGCGCTGACGCCCGGCTGCGCGCCCCTATGCAGGAGCGCCGCCCCAGCGCCAAATTGTAATCCAGTTTTAAATCCTTCCCATGCGCCCTGTGCAGTCTCTTCTGGGGTGGGCGGGCCGCGTATGCCAGCTTCATAGCCCGCTTGCCCAGTGACCTGCGTTTGCGCTGCGCCCTGTGCGGCCATCGCCGGGGCGGCCTCAACGCCGCCCATCAATACCTTGGTGACCAGCTTATCGCCCAGTATCTTTGCCGCGCTGCCGCCGCCCATTTCGGCAAACGGCACCGCAGTGAGCGCCCCTATCACGGCTGACTTGGCGAACAAGCCCTTGCTGGTGGCGTCAGCGAACTTCAACCTTGCATCCTGCGGGGATAATCCGCTGGCGATGAGAGAAGCGTAATCAGGGTTCTTCTGAAGTTGCTCCTCGGGCGCGTCCATGATCTGCTGGGTGTAATCGCTGACCTGCGACGGCCCTTGATACAGTCCCCCGCCCAGCATGGCTCCGGCAAAAGCGCCGGGAGGGCCAGCCAGCGCGCCGCCCACGACAGCGGGCGCGCCCATCGCCACCAACCCCGGCGCGGCTTCTAAAGTTTGCTGCACCGGGTGCGACCAGAACGACCCCTCCCGGCCTTGCTGCCCTGCGGCAGTCATGTCGCCTATATCTTGTTTAACTTCTTCGCGCTGCCCTTGCGCCTGCTTCTGCCAGTATGTCGCCTGCTCGGGCGTCTCGGCGGTCTTACCAAACAGCGTCGCTGCGGTCGCGCCAGCGCCATGCATGCCTGCTTTGGCCGACTGCCACCAGTCGCCATAGGTCTCGCCGCCGCCCGCAGCAACGTATCCCGAAGCCTGCGACGCGGTAGAAGGCGTATGTTTTACATCAGGCGTATCGTCGCTAGAGTAGGAAACGAGCCCGCGAAACTCAGTCGTAGGCGCTTCGGCAAGCGAAGTAGGATCGTGCGGCAGGCTGCTGCCGGGGTCGTCACTTGAGTAGGCGACAAGGGGCATGTTACTCTAAGAGTTACTGGATGCCGGGGAGCATTAAGTCGTTAGCATTGGTCTGTCCCGGCCCGGTTGGTATCGCCATTGGCGGCGGTTGGATCGGGGGTGCGTTATTCTTTGCGCGCATAGCCATTGTAATCCCGTGCATGTTGTTGTAGTCGTCCGCCGTCATGACGATGGTGCGCCCGGAACCGTCATCCTTCCGGGTGAACCGTACTGCGTAGCGCTCGTCGAAGCCATCGGGGATCGGCTTGCCTTGAGCGTCATGCTTCAAGCTGACAGGCGTTGGCGAGGCGGCGTAGTCGTACTTGTCGAGAGCCCCGCCAAGCACCAAGTCAGCAAGCTCTTCGGTGCCGACATGCTGGTTGTACGCTTGGGTAGTGCGCAGCGCGTTGTCGAGCAGGTTTATCCTGCCAACGCCGCCGCCTATCTTACCTTGCGCGTTCTTAGTGTCGAGGTCGCCCATCATACGCTGCTTGGCGGTCTTGGCGTCCATCGCCGTGCCGTTGGCGTCGGTCGCGTAGTGGGGAGACGCCGCATACCAATCCACCGGCAGTGAGCCTTCGGTCATGCCGCTATCCGGTTGCGGCGTTCGGCTGAACATAGTTAGTTTCTCTGGCGACAGCGGCGCTTGCTGCGATAGCGCCAGCCGGTCATCCTCTGCTTTGGCGGCGCGGGCGTCGGTCGCTTGTCGTCCTAGTTCTGCGCGCCGGTCGGTCGCTTGCCGCCCCAGTTCGGCGCGAGCGTCGGCTTCGCGCTGCGCTTGCGCTGTGCGCTGCGTGTTGATCCCAAGCGAGTAGTCGCGCCGCTGGCCATCGATATCAGAACTCATGAGGGCTTTATTCTGCTGCACCGCGTTGGTGTAGCGATCCCAACGCTCCTTATAAGCGGCCTTCACTTCCGGCAAAGCCTTGGCGAGCACTGCTTGGTCCATCACTTCGGGCCGGTTCATTGGCCGATTGCCGATAATGGGCCGGTCGTCATCGGTGAAGTACTTAGGCTTGGTCGTCGCTACGATCTGCTGGTAGTGCGCTTGCTCGGCTTCGGGCGTGAGCGCCGCCACTTCCTGTGCGTCGGGCGACGGGAGCGCCGCTGCGGCGGCGCGGGTAGGCCCGGGGCCGGGGAGCGCGGGCTGCGTTCCTCCTGCCGTATCCGCGCCTATCGGAGGCGTTGCAGGCGCGTTTCGATCCGTGCCCTGTGCGCCGCTCGCGCCGCCGCGCGCGGCGGGAGTTACCCCCGCCACATCTTGGATGGGTGACGTGTTAGGCAGGGTGGGGATCGCAGGCGCAGGCGCTTGCGCTTCGGTCGTGGGCGGGCGAGGTTGCGCCGGTTGTGGCGCTGGCGGGGCGTTACTCGCCGGAGTAACTTGCGCCCCGGCGGGCGCAATCGGCTCGCCAAACTCCGGCCCCATCCGGCCAATCGCTTCGTTCACTTGGTCGCTCTGCGCTGACTGCCCGCGCGCGGCGATCATATCATGGGAACGCTGGTCATACTTAGCGGCGGAGATTTCATACATATGCCACGGCAGCGAGCCATTAGCCGTGTGCAACGCGGCTCCTAGGATCGCCTGCGGAGCGACCACCTGCCGCCATAGGTCTTCGCCGTTGAGGTTCTGGCCCGCTACGCTGACGGTCTTCCCATCCGGGTTGACCGTGGCTTTCACTATCGTACCATCTGCGATCACGTCCTTGGAGCGGTTCATAGCCTCAACCGCGCCCTTGAGATCGCCGTTATAGTATCTTGCTACGGCTTCCTTGCCATATTCGCTAGCCAAACCAACGCTGACCTGCATCATCATCGCCGACATTTGGTCGGCCTTCTCGGCTTCGCCCCGGTACTGGTAGAATTTATGGATCGCCTCCATGCTGGCGAGGTGCTTCAAGCCCTCGTGCAGGCCGTCCGCGCCAATAGCTTCCGGCACATCATGCAAATATTCGTCCTTCGTCATCAGCGGTTGGCCGTTGAGTTGCCGCCCGGTAGCGAAGTTCTGCCGTGCGGTTTGGACCCCCGGGTCGGCGGCAAGCGCGCCCTGCTGCCCGCCAAGCCCAGTCATGCTGCCAATATAGTGCAGCCCCCCGGCAATCGCGCCAATCAAACCCCTTGAAGGATTACCTAACCCATCGTTGACCTGCGGCGTCCATGCGGGCGCGCCGGGGGGCGGACCTTGTTGCGTGGGAGGAGCCGCACCCCCCACATCCATGCCGCCGCCGGGGGACGGCTCCGCGCCGCTACGGCCCCCAGCAACCACGTCGGCGTTAGGGCGGTAGTCCATAGCGTACTGCTGCTCTGTGCTTCCAGCAGCGCCCTCACCGTAGTCGTCGCCCACATCGGTAGCGGCGGATTGCATCTCCTCGTCGCTAACAGCGCCGCCATCGGCATAGCGCACCACGCCGCCTTTTCTCATGGGAAGGGTGGGGATCGCGCCCGCGACAAAAGTGGGGGCGGAATTTACTGTCACACCCTTGCCGATGCCTGCACCCGCCGGAGCGAAGGTCGCGTTGTTATAGTAAATGGGGGGTATCGGTTGTGCGCCGCCTAAGCCGGGGAGCATGCCAGCGGGGGCGGGGCTGACCCCGCCACCGTCGTCGTAGCCAGTTACTCTGCGAGTTACTCCCCCACGCCTAAACCCAGCGTACGCGCCAGTGCTGGCGCTGGTGTCGCCTGCGGTCACGCCCGTAGAAGGCTTCTTGCTGGTGTCGGTCGCGCCGATGTCGCTCGTCCCCGTGCTGGGCGTGTTAGGCACGGTCGTCGTAGGTATATTGGGCGTCGGGTTAACCGTCGTCGTCGGCGTCGTTACATCAGGCGTAGAGGTGGGCGCAACGATATCAGGTAGCTGATACGCACCCGTGGTGGTCCCACCGTTGGCGGCGTTGCTAGTAGTGCTGGTTATCGTGGGCGTATTGATCGTGGTAAGGGTGGGGTCAACGACCGGCGCTGGCGTTGTCGCCACTGGCGTTGTTGGCGCGGGCGTCGCAGGTGCAGGCGTCGCGGGCATGTTGGGATCGAATAGACCTTGGTAGTAGCTCTGCTGGTTTTGCGCCAGCGCCTGCTGCCCTTGGTTCACAGTGTTCCCTTGACCGCCAAATCCTCCAGTAGCAGGCGTGATAGCCCCACTCCAAGCTTGCGTTGCATTCTGATACCCCAGCAGCGCTGCATTCTGAGCGTTGTACCATGCTTGTTGGTCGGGTGTCAGCGCGGCAAGATTAGCCGCGTTCATTTGGCCCACCGTCATGGTGGGCGAGCCAGCCATAACTTGTTGTTGTGAGTATGGCGCATTGGGGCCATACAACGCAGCGCTCAACGCTGACTGCACTGCTTGCGGCTGCACCGTTCCAGCGGCGGCAAAGCGGGTAACATTGCCGCCGGTAGCATAGCGCGGGATCGCGCCGCTTACTCGCCCACCACGCCTAAACCCGGCGTAAGAGCCAGTGTTTAAGTTCGTGTCGCCATAGTCAGTGCCGCCCAAATCAGATGTGCCTGAGCCATTTCCCCCCGATGTTGTACTGGGGGTGTTCAATGACTTAAATGCCGTAGCGTTCTGATCTATTGTCGTTGCCGTGGTTGGGGCGGTAATGTTCGGCACGATGGTGGTGGGCGTCTTCGGCGTTGGGTTCACCGTCGTCGTATTTTGGGTCGTATCCAAAGCTGGCGTTGTCGTCGGTGCGACGACATCCGGCAATTGGTACGCGCCAGTGGTGGTCCCGCCGTTGGCGGCATTGTTAGTGGTGCTGGTGAGCGCCGGGGTGCTGATCGGCGTGACGGTAGGATCGACTACTGGCGCGGGCGCGGGCGCAGGCGTGACGGGAGCAGGCGGAGTGTATGCACCGTAAAACCCAGTTAAATCCTTTGACCCGCTCGGAGAGAGGGGGGAGAGAAATGGATAGGGCTGCGAGTTGATGGTTTGCGATAGATCGTAAACCTGCTGGTTGGTGAACGGCGCATTGCCCGGGAGAGTGTAGGTGGACGCCGTGTTCTGCCAGCCGGGATCAGCCAACTGAGCAGAGGTAGGCGCGGCTCCCCCAGTAGCAAACCGGGTAACGTTGCCGCCCGCAGCGTAGCGCCTGCGGCTGCGAATGGGGCCGCCCTTACGCACGCCAACGGCCATGTCGTCAGGGCCGGGGGGAATAGCCCCCGCCATTTGCGCTATTTGCGCCGTCTGCGCCATCCCTGCATCAGCGTCAGCTTCGTCCTCGTCGCGGCTCGATATCATACGCTCTTGGCCGCTCCCTGCTGGGGGCGGCACAGGCGTCGGCGTAGAGGTATCCACAGGGCGTGGGGGCGGCAGCGGGGCGTCGGTTACTCTCGGAGTAACCGGCGGTTGAACCACCACTGCCGTGGGCCGGGGCGGCGGCTGCGGCGCTTGCGCTACCGGCACACGCTGGGCCAAATCTGGCCGCGCTGGTTGTGCAGCAGGCTGCGGCGCGGGCGTAGCGCCGCGCTGCTGGGCGATAGGCGGGTTGGGACGCCATAGGGTGCTGAAATCGAACGCACCCATCTGCGATGGGCCGCCGCCGCCACGGCCTCCCTGCGACTGATCGATATTGGGGCGCTCTATCAACCCCCAGCCGGGACGGGCGGGGAGCGCCTGCGCCTGCGGCTCGGGGCGCAGAGCGACCGCTGGCGTAGCGTTCGCAGCGGGAGCGTTCGCGTTGGCAGCGGGTTGCAATCGCTCGTCGCCGCCCACTACCGGACGGGTAACTTCTGCGGCTCCCCCTCGCGACGGCTCTGGAAACCCACTTTCATATGGTACGGGGTAGGGCTTCGATATCGGGTGCTGCAACGACGCAACCGGCGGCGGCTCGGGATACCCGCTCTCGTATGGCGTGGGGTAAGGCGTTGATACCGGATGCTGCAATGATGGAACAGATGGAATGGCTACGCCCGTTGGTTCTCCTGACGTAACATCCGTCCCTGCTCGCACAGGTGGTCCATATCCAGCGGGCTGACCCGCCGTAACCGAATACGCCGGTTGCGGCGGTGGCCCATGCGTCAAATCTTCTTCCGGCGGCGTCTCTTTAGGATAGTACTCCTTAGTGCGAGAAGCATCCGCTGCACTCTCGCTCTGCGCCGTCCCGGCCTGATCGGCGGCGCTGCCGCCCGGCGGCGTTGGCAGCGTAGATCGGTGCGCCTCTAGATCTTTTCTCGCCCGTTCTGCGGCTTCCGTTGTTAGACCGATAGGCACATCGCCCGCCACCTGATAGCTACCACGCCCTGTATCCGCTTGCGAAGTGGTTATAGGTCTGCCAGTACTCTCGATAATATTTCCATCTTTATCAGTGTCGTACTCCTTACCATTATACCTTACAGGAACCCCGCCAGAAGACGACATAGCGGGGGGCGGCTTGGTGGTGGCGGTTGCAGTGGCCGGAGCAGCCGTCTTCGCTGGTTGCTTATATACTGTACGTGCAGCAGAAAGCCGGTTCTCCATTGCGGGCGTGCCAGCCCCCTCGAAATCCTTTTCGAACCTCTGGGTGGCCTCATCGACGTTGTTCGTCGTGCGGAGGTACTTATCCAGATCAGGGTAATTCTTTTTAAGGTCAATGATAGAATACTTGGCGCTGGTCATCGGGTCGTTAACGTCGAGATTATTCTCCTTCGCCCAGTTCATAAACCCGGTGCCGCGATACAATCCCTTGCTCGGGTCATCGTGCCACTGGAACCCGCCAGCGGAAGTTCCTTTGTCGCCGCCCCAGCCGCCGCCCTTTAAGCTGTTCTCCTGCTGCCAGTTTCCCACGATAGCGGCAGCGCCTTCGGGTGTGTACCCCTGACTGACATAGAAATCCCGCATCTCGGCTGCGTTACCGGCGACGCCACCTGCTCCACCGGGGACATTGCCAACCGTCTCCTCGAACCCAGCAGCTCCCCGGTTCCCCGCTTCCCACTTGCCATACTCTTCGCCATGCAAATACTTAAATTTCTCAAAAGCTTCTTGGCGTGCATAGTGCGCGTCGAGCGCTTCGTAATGCTTTTGCAGCGCAGCGTATTGCTGCTGCATCATCTGCATCTTCATAACGCCAAGCAGCCCCTCCATGAAGCCGCCTGCGAATGACCCTAGGTGTTTGCCCTTAGCCACGTTACTCTCCTAGAGTTACCCCGTGGGGAAGCCGCCCTGAGGCGGCCATCCGCCGGGGTTACTCTGTCCTTGCCCTAACGCCGTCTCCCAGCCGCCCGTCGCGCCGCCTGCGTGATCGGGACGGGAAACGAACGTCGGGGATTGTGGTATGCCGGGGGCGGTCTCTCCCCCGATGTCGTCACGATTGGCGAACGCTTGCTGCGCCTTGCGCGCTTGATCAATGTGCTTGGCGTAGAACTCGTGGCCCTTCCACGTCGCCACATCCTTGGGAATGACGAACTCATGCGCCGTAAGCATCGCTGGCACGTCGTCGGTCGCCACTCCCATGCTCGGGCTCGCGTGCGCTGGCACGCCGCCGCCCGGCGTAGCATCGGAGGGCAACCCTGTATTCCCGCCCCAACTGGGAATGCCGGATACGCCGGGAACGGCTGGCGTCACACCGGGCGACACGCCGCCAGCAGCCATCGCTACTCCGCCATCGGCATAGTTCGGCTTCTGAAAGGTTCTTGGATCAGCCTGCGGGCTCTGCCGTGGGTCGTTAATAATTGCTCGTCCCCCGGCACGGGAATAAATAGAGGGAAGAAGTGCGGACCCCGATGAGGCATTGTTAGCACGCATTTGTTGGCTTGGCATAGGTTGTGGAGCAGCCTGCCGGTTCATCATGACCGGAGCCGATTGCCCGCTAGGGTATGTCACCGTTGGCCCCACATCAACACTACCACCATCATCAAACTTCGTAATCGGCCCGCCCTTGGCGGCCCATTTCATCGCCGCCAATCCAAGTATGCCGCCCGCCGCCGATCCAAGCCCGCTCATCTCTGATGCGTTAGCGTCGGCAAATCCAACCTGCGCTTGATTGTAGCCATTCACCGCGTTCACGTACGAGTTCATGGCGTTGGTGCCAGCATTGAAAAACTGGGTGGAGTTAGCGTTGGCGTTGGAGCCTGCGGTGAGACTACTATCCAAAGTGCTACCTGCCCCCGATGCTGCGCTCGCTCCCGCCGCGCCCGCCTGCGTGCCTGCGGTCGTGAGCGCGCCCGTCGCGTTAACCAACCCGCGCCCGGTATTGACGACGCCGCTCTCCAACCCGAGTTGCTGGAGCTTGAGATTTTGCGAAGCTGTTGTGCCTGCCGCCGCTTGCGCCGCCCCCAGCATCGGCTGCGCCTCGGTATAGAGCGACGCGTATTTCGGCGCAGATGGATTGACGCCGTACTCACGCAGCGTCTCAGCAGCGGTGTTCACTCCCGCTTGTCCCTGCTCGGCAATGTCGCCCATCGCCTGCCCGCGCACCAACGCTTGGTTGCCGGGCGACGCCCAGTCGTTGACTTGCCCGATAAGTTTAAGCTCTTCCGGCAGATAATTCTGCTGGTAGGTGCCCCACTGCTGCGCAGCTTCCTGCGTCGCCTGCTGCATTGACGCAGCTTGCTGCCCTTCCAACGCCATCTGAGCATTGGCGGCAGCTATAACCGTAGGCTCTTGCTGGTTCCAAACTTGCTCTGACCACTGAAGCTGCTGCTCGCCAAGCTGATACATCTTGTCGGCTTCTTGCGCAGCCACCATCGCTTGCATCATGCCTGATTGGTCTGCTGACCCGCCTTTGCTGCCGCCGCCCATAAAAGTTACTCCCAGAGTTACTGCATCGCGCCCACTGTGGGCAGTGAAGCAAGCGGCAGGTCAATACGGTTCGTGCGCTCTAGCGGGGCGTACTCAATAAATGGCATCTTCATATCGAGCCACTTGCAATCTTTTTTTCTCATGCTCATGATATACATGCTATTTATCCCATGCTCAAAATTGAACACGTCGTCGGCCTTGTACTCGATCTTGAACCCGATCCGCAGCGCGTTGTTACGCGAGTTGTAGTTCCACTCTGGCACGAGGGCGAAGATCTTCTTCACCTTGAGTTGACGAAAAGGGTAATCGAACGCCAGATAGATGATCGCCCGCGATCCCCAGTTCTTGCGGAACCCAGCGACATGCATGCCGACCGAACCGCCCCAAAAATCCGTGAACAGCACGCCGCCCTTGAGCTTGTCGTCGGCGTCGTACTCGGCAATGCAATGGTGCAAGTGGGGGACAAACTGGATGCCCACCGCTTGTGCGATACAGCGGATCGCGTGGACGTCATCGAACCTGATCATATGATCCTCACCATCAAGATCGATCCATTACGATACACGCCGCCCACCACAACGCCCGCCGCCGCTGCGGCGGTGTCATCCACGGCGTTGGTAGGAAGCGTAGCGAACACCGGCACGGAGGTATCGCTCGGGTGCACATGGTCGCCGCGCGCGTAAGTCGTGCTTGTTCCAACCGCTGCAACCCCATCCATTGCCGGAAGCGTGGATGATGGCGTGGTCCCCGGCCCCGAAGCGCCCGGCGCTCCCGGCGGTCCCGGCAATCCCTGCTCGCCCTTGGCCCCCTGCGGCCCCGCTTCGCCAATCAGATTGAGCTTATTCAATTGGTCGTGGGTGACGAACACCTGCGCCGCGCTGGACGGCGCAAAGTTCGGGTTCGGGTTCTGGGCGTTAAGGATCAACATGTTGAGCGATTGCCGCATCGCGCCAAGCGACGCTTGGATGCTCGGCATATCGTTGCCGGGAGCCGGAATTGATGGGTAAATTGATCGCGCCATTACGCTGCCTTTAGTTCTTTGACCGAACTAGCGACTTTGAAAAACTTAAGGCCAATTTGACCGACGAACATGAACTCCCACATCTCCGCTTTGAACCCGCCGGGTATGAGTAGCACTTCGCCCGACTTCTGCACCTCCCGCACCACCACTGGACGCCCGTCCGCGTATATGCGTACGAGCAAATATTGTGAAGCAGGATCGAACACCTGCCCCTGATCGGTGTTGCGCGGCCCCAACGTGATCGTTATCTCCGGCGGCACCTCGAACAGCACCATGAACGCCTTGAATTGTTGCGGGGTGGTGAACCTGAATTGCTTGGTCTTCCATTCCCAGCTTCTCAACGTCGTCACATCGGGGATGCCCACAGGAGGGTTCCACTGCATCACCGTGCCGTCCTGCATCAAACTGAACAACTGCCCGGATAACTCATCAGAGTAAATGTTGAGCACGTTGACCGGGAAGTGGATGTAAGAAAATAATTGATTCGCACCCTCTTCGAACCGATCTATTGCGAACCCGCCGTGATCGCCATCGGCGGGCGTCCCCTTGATGAACGACACATAAGTCGAGCCATACCGCCCCGCCGCCCACTTTGGCGGCAGCAGCGTGTAGTGAAACTCTTTCTCGTAGATGTTAAGGGTGATGTTGGTGGTGCCACCCGTGTTCAACAATTGTATGCCGTTGGGCGACGCATAATACGCGCCCTCGCCCGATGATACAATGCTTCCCCTGCTGATGCACGGCTCGTTGGCGGTGATCTTGCCAATCGTCATCGTATCCGGCGTCACGCCGGTAGCGATGAAGGGACTACCCTGCGTAAGAATGTTTAATGATGTGCCGTTGGCGGTCAGCCCGACGATGGGATAATCCACAGTAAGCGCATAAGCTGCGGGCCATGCGTGCGGAAGATACGCCGCCGAGAACCACACCTCGCGTTCGTTGGTGAACCCGGCGGCGATGCCGTTCGCCATCATCACCACCCCCTGCAAACCTGCGGGAGGGGGCGAGTAGCCGATGCTGTCGAGTTGCTTGTTGGCGACAATGCCGCTCGGAGGAGCGTCATCGATAATCGTCGTAACGCCGGAAAAGTTGAGCGGCGCTTCAACGACTTGATAATAAGTTGCGTTACCCGCGCTATCGACCACCGTACGGTAGAGCCTACAGTGCGTGATATTGTTCCCAGTAACATCGATTGATGGCGGCGGAGGGATGGTTATCACCCACTGAGAGCCTGCAATGTGGAAATGCAAACTGTCGCCAGTTGATCCGTTGCTAGTCGCATTGGTTGTCAGAACCAAAGTCGTCCCACTAATATACGAAACCGTGCCAACATGCGTATTCGTCGTTATATTAAAAATATTCATCCCCGGAAAAATTGTGCCGGGATCATAAGCTAGGGCGATATATGGCGAGCTTGTAGAAATACCACCTGCGGTAGGAACAACCGTCACATTAGGCTCCGGCGCAATATCGCCGGTCGCCACAGTAGCGGGCGACGTTTGCCCCTCTTCGGCATAGGACGTAACGTAGGTGTATACGTAGGCGCGAGTTTCCGCCACGTCGGTATCAAACTGGATCACGTCGCCGCTGTACACGCCTGCGTTGACGACCTTGTTTTCCAGCGTGATCTGCGTGCCGCTATCGACGCTCTTGACGGTGGTGCCGGAGGGGATCGCATTGGCGTTGTCGAACTGGATCACCTCGCCAATCTGAATATCAGCGGTGAACAGAGTATCTATCGCCACCGATGTCGGACCGACGCCGCTCACCAACGACCCGGCGAAGATCGATCCCGGATTATAAGTGTTGCGCACCGACATCCCAACCACGATAGCGCCAGCGCCAGAGCCAGTGCTGGAGAACGTCAGGTAGTTCGTCCCTGCGGTCGCGACGGCGGTAGGCGCGGCGGTGATCCGGATATCGGTCACGTCGCTAGCCAGCATCCCTTTGCGAATGGTGGACGCCGAAGCAAAATGCAAAGCGTCGCCGCCCGGCGCAGTCGCGGCGTTGGTTGACACGATCGCTTGCATCAACGGCGGCGTGACCGTAGGCGGCCCGCCGGTAGGCGCTGGCACGCCCAACGTAAACGGCGGCGTGCCAGCGATAATGCCGCTCAATGTGTTGAACACGGGAGGCGGCGGCGTCACCGGCCATGCCGGGTTTACTCCGGCGGAAGCGTACTGGTCAGAGGGAAAGAAGTAATACCGATTGTAAACATCGCCTACCGTAGGATTGCGGATCACCGACATGTAGGGGTCAGGAAACTCCAGCCAGTACGACCCCGCCGTGGTGAAATCCGGCGGAGCGTTCGGATCGATGGGTATGCGATACACCGACTGGGTGTCACTATAGATCACGTCATAAACGAAATGATCGGCCCGGAACCCGCGCACCTGCCCACGGTAGAGCCAGCAGTTATCAGCGTACTGCGCGTTGTTATCCGGCAGCAGTACTGGGTCGCGCAGCGGCTGCATACCCGCGAAATCCGCGATCATCACCGTGGGCAACAAAACCTCCCATTGTTACTCTAAGAGTTACTCGTCGTCCTCTTCCTTGTGCTCATGCTTCGATCTGGCGGCCTCCGGGTGCCTGCCAATGATCTGCTTGCCAACGTCCATTTCCGCCTTGGTGCGCTCTTCGACGTTAGTGAGCGCCTTCTTACCCTCGTTCATCTCGTCTCTGGTCGCGTCAGTAGCGGGCACCTCCGCTGGGGCGACATGGGGGGCCATATCGGATTTGGGGCCGGTCCCCGGCATGGGCGTTCCCTCACGCTGAGTTTCACCATGCAGCGGGTTCGGCTTCGAAGTCGTCGTCGGCTTAACAGGTGCTTGCGCCATTATAGTTCTCCTTTGTTAGTGGTAAGTCCAACTCGTTGCATCACAGAATACCAGACGTACAGTGCCGCCTGTCTGCCCAGCGCTGACCGGAGCGTTATATCCCGCCACCGCCGCTGTTGGCCCGTTGTAAACTACGCCAAGGCCGAGGGAAGAAACCCCGCCGCAGGGCGAATAAGTCAACAACGTAGCAATATCGGTGTTTGTGGCGACCGGCCAATTAAACCCGTAGGGGTCATTTGAAATAGTGCCTGCTGCACGGAAACCCAAAAACTGGATCGTGTCGCCATTATTACCAGCGTTAGCAGCGCCAGCTTGCAGCGTCAGCGTCGTACCCGCGCAAGTGTTCATCGTTCCGAGCGGCTGACTTAATTGGGTCTGCCCAAAATTCTTCGATACTCCGGTCTCATCGATGACTGGCGTCCCGGCGGGAAGTGTGGGGCAAGAAGCAACGGTGACAGAGGTTGCCCCCGCTGCTATGTTTGCAGAGAGCGAAGTGGCAAAAAGTTGTATGTTTGTCCACGCTAAATTGCCCCCCGGAACTGGCTTCTGGTTAATACGAGTATCACCCTGAAGATGCCATGAATTATACGGAGGAGAAGCGCCGCTATCAAGATTGCGTTCCTGCCCCCAATAATTACCAGAGCCATTGCCCATCTGCAACCCATTATGGAAAACAGGAAGGCGTAAATCATCGCCATTATACCCAACATAATTGTCATCCGGCCATAGGATAGTGTTCATACTCCAACCGCCAATCGAACCAGCGTAAGCAATGCCCAACCCGCCATGCGCACACCCATTATCAAACAGCATGCCGTTCGCACCCGTTGCGTTCACTCCGGGAATAATATTCACACAAGGTCCGCCGCGCGAAGCTGTATTAGTGAAGTAAATCGTATCGCCAGCTTGAACGCCGCCGCCCGTCACATTGTGCGATAACCGGACAGAAGTTCCTCCTATCTCAGTAACAGTTGTCCCTGCCGGGATCGCATTGGGGTGGGTAATGTCGCTAATAAGCATGCCGGGATAGAGAACGGGGGAAGTTTGCACATTTATTACGTTGCCGGAAGTTGTCGTCGTATTTGTTATCGTCGGATAAATATCACCGCCGCCGAAAGCCCACGGCCCACCCATCGTCCCGGCAGATATAGTCCCCAAACCATAGATCGAACCGAGGAAAAGCTCACTAGGTTGCGCCCAACTATTCGCTGGCACGCCAATATTCTCATTACCCTGTGCGTCAACGCCCATGCAAGGCCCAGCAGCCTGACCAGAAAGATACATCCCGATTAAGACCGAGAAATTCTGTCCGCCACACCCAACCAGTGTGCCATACGCAGAGCTACCACTATCCTGACTGTTGTTGCTTTCACTGATGTAAGTGCTGCCAATTGACGCGGCCTCTACAATATCGGCGTAAGTGTTGGCCCCATAGGTGTTGCCAATCGAAGTGCTTACTCCTGCATTGTTGCCGCGAACCAACCGGCCAATGTTATTGGCGCTATAAGTGTTCCTCTCGTCAAAGCTGTCGTTACATCCACCCAACGGCTGCATGTCGGAATGGCAGTCCATTCGCAAACCAACCACAAATTCCGACACGGCGCTATCTATTAGTCTCGCCTGATCACGACGAATTACTGCCGCAGGAAGCGTCCACAATTGCCCCGGCGAGCCCGAAGTATGCGTCACCAACGCGGGCGAAGTCCCATACATCGTTACCGGGCGCATATCGAGATGCTGATTGAACGTCGTATTAAAACTTGCGCCAACGCCGCCGCTCAATCCGCCTCCCGCTGTCCAATTCGCTGCGCCGGAGGGAGGCGTGCCGCCCAAGCAATTCCCCGGATTGGCTATGCTAGTGACGCCAGTAATCACGCCCCCTGAAGCAGTGACATTGATAACCGGCGGCGCGCTATAACCAGTATGACACCATATGCCGTTCCACGTCATCGTGCCGGATGTACCTACATAACCCGATCCGCCGGTATTGACTGTTGGCGTGCCGACAAGGACATTATCCACATGCACCACTGTCGAGCCATACACAAAAGCATCTGACCACACCATGTCGCCAGATTTAATCGCACGATTTGGGCCGCTCAACACTGTAGCTACATTGTTTCCTGTGGTTGTCGTAACCAGATATCTCTCCTTAAACGGCAAATCCCAAACTTTTCCAGCTGCACTATTGGTTTGGCTCACAATAACTGGTTGGGCCAACGTTACTGTTCTATGAATTGGGTCTGTCGCAGTAACATAATCCCCCGGCGGCACGGCGATTTGATCGGTTATCCACTTACCCGTTGCAAGAATGCCGTCGCCAACACCAAACGCACACTCATTCCCATAGGGAGATTGCGGGCAGTCACTTGGAAACGTCCAAGCCCCATTGCTCCAGCCATCGAAGTTGGCGTTCAGATAAATCCCAGTTATCTTATTCCCCGGATTTATCGCTATAGCAGACGTCCAAAGTATACTAAAACCAGTTCCAGCGCTCAATCCCCCTCCCGACGCCCAAATATTTTGGACGCCGCTTGGGTCATAGTTACAACTACCGGCGTGAGCAATAGTAACCGAAGTGATTGCGCCGCCAGAAGTCGTAGCGTTGAGCACCGGAGGGTCACTACTGCAATAACCCCCTGCTTCCGTCAGCGTCCCGCTCCCAGTATAGCCAGAGCCCCCCGTGTTAATCGTCACTCCCGCAGTAGCATAAACCCCAAGAGACCCACCACCGCCGCCGAGCGAAGTGATATGGCAACCCTGTATGATACTGTTTCCCCATCCCCCATCTTGCGATAGCTGACCGCTCTCTTGGATCACTCCATCAATGCCGGGAGGGAAAGCCAGATATACCCCGCCATAACCGCCAATAGCATTTGTTTTGCAATCCAGCGTTATCGCTCGCGAAATTATCAGCGGCTGCGAAAAATAATAAATCGTAATTGTATGCCCCGGCAGGGGAGGAAAAGAGATCGTTCCACCATTGAAGGGACCGCCTAACGGAGAAATTTCTTCCATTAGTTTTTGCACTAACGGCGAATTGTCGAAACCGCCGGGGCGCATGCCAACCGAAGTCGCGTCAATAGTCCCAGACCCTAACGGACTGAATGCATGCGATGGGTTCGCTGTCATCCCGCCAATCGTCTGCCAACTCCCAGCAGGATCGAGCACCTGCAAAGAATTAGGTATCTGCGACGACGCAGGGGGCGGCACCACCGGGATCGTTGTCATGTTCGCCGGTTGACGCGAGTTCTGCGCCAAGGTAACTCCAAGAGTTACCCCAGTGAACACTAACGCCCATAGTACTCTTCTAAGCATGCGTGTATACAGCGATGACCGCCGCCCCCACCGGAACCGAAAAGAAAGTACTCGTCCACGTCAACACGTTACTAGCGACCGTAAACGCCGCTTGAGGACCAATCGAAAAGAACGCTGTCCCATTAACAAACAACATCATCATAACGCCATTAGGCGCATAAGAAAGCGCGGGCAACATATTTGTTGTTGTAATTGGTAGCGCCTCCATCTTGATGACTATGCCAGTCACAGCCTGAATAGGCGGAGGAGTAGTTAATTCAATAATAACCGGCTCACCGTCGCCAGCAGGAGAAGTAAGCGTTACTCGATTGTTAGTGACATCGAGCGTATAACCATCAGTAAACGTCAATCGATTGCCGCTACGGTAAACCTGCACACCATTTGCCGTCATCACCCCGACATTGCCAAACTCATCAGGTATCCCGAGCGGAAATACCGTTTGTCCGCCCAAAGCTGTATAGTACAACGTAGTGCCTATGACCCCGCCCGTAAGCAAAATTGGCGGTGGTATAACTGGCATTGGGGGCGGCGAGGTGACAAGATCAAAATCAACTTCCGCAGAAGCAGGGATCGAGTGTGTAAATGTAATCGTATTAGCACCAAGGCTGATTAAATAGTCGTCGTTCGGTTCTTGTCGCGAGCCATTGACATAAACCAACGCATTGCCTGTCGCCGTCGATATATTCCCTACATGATTAAACCGATCAGGCGTCGAAAGGGGGAATACTGTTTGCCCGCCCCTAGCGATATAGTACAATGAAGTTGCTATAAGCCCCCCAGTTATCAAAACTGGCGGGGGGTAAACCGGCGGCGGCGGTGGCGGCGCGACAAGATCGAAAGTAACCTCGGTAGCCGCAGCGAGCGGGCTCATAAATGTAATCGAGTTAGCGCGAACGCTGACAGTGTAGTCGTCAACCGGCTCTTTTCGAAGGCCGTTAACATAAACCAGCGCATTGCTATCCGCCAGCACGCCTGTTCGATTAAACTCATCGGGTGTGTCGAGATAGAATACTGTTTGACTTGCCGTAGCATTATAGTAGAGGGTGTTTGCTATAGCAATCGGCCCCAGCCCGCTCAAAAGGCTGACGTTCGCCATCATTGTATCGCAATCGGTGACGCTAACCGTAATACTATCGATCCACTTCTGGCCGTCACTTAACGTTGCCTGCAACTCGACGGAGTAACTCTGCCCAATTCCTCCGCCACTCACCATGAGAGTAGCGATTGGCGATGCTAGAGTTGCGTTAGTGATCAACAGCATCTGATCGCTAGGGGGCGTAATCTCATAAAGTATATTGGTTACAGTCACCCCTGCCGGTAACTGGTTCGAATAATCGAACGTCACCTTAGTGGTAGCGCCCCAATCATTGGTCATGCTGCCGCCGCAGCACTCGTTACCCACAGAGAAATAAGGACCAGTGACCACCGGGATTGTGGTGTAACCGGGGATCGGATAAGGGTAGGTCATTACATCCCTCCTCCGGTAGGCAGGCGCGGGCGCGGCGTGTTGTAGCCGCCCATCGGAAACGCCCAGCGCTGTGCGCCCCACACGAACATGTGGCGCACTTCCTTGCGAGCTAGCCCGACCGCCTCGTTGAACTTACGCCCGTGGTACTGCGCCCCCGGCAACGACGAGTATGGCTTACCCGGTTGCAGCATCAGCGCGCTGATCACCCCGCTGGCGATCCCCCTGAGATATTTCTCCATCACCCAATCCGGCGGCTCAACGAAGCCGTCGCTGTCCACCGGGTCACATGGGGCCAACGCCACCGTCGCTATCCATGTCTCGTTAGATGATGGGTTGTCCACGATCCGCATGATCGGCGTCTTAGCGCCAGCGTTCAACAACATTGCGCCGCGCCAAGAGCGAAACAGTGGGTTCTGAAGCCCATAACTGGTATTGCTTCCCCCGGCAGCGAAGAATTGCTGCGGGCACATCGGCACGTAGCTAAACGACGCGTTAGGGTTGTCCGAACGCCCAAGCCCCATCAAGCGGTTCACGACGACGTTCTGACAAGGGTTAAGCTGATAATCGCAAATAAGCGGCACGATGTACACGGGAAGTTCTAACAACCACGCATCAGTGCGTTGGAAAAATTCCTTAAGGACGTTGAACACTTCCATACGGATCGTGCCATCGAGCACGCCCGGCGTGGAAAGCCGCACCATGTCCTGAAGGCGAACGATGTTGGTTGATGCTGTCATGCTGCACTCAACGTCATGAGCTGGGTTTGGAACTTCTGCATGAACCCCTGCGCCCTTTGGTCTTGCGTATCAGTCACATCTTGGAACTGGAGCCAGCCATCCATGAACCAATGGATAGGAGTGATATACTTCACCGGCACGGGGACAATAGTGCCGCCGCCGGGGTTGTAAGTGATCCCATCACTTTGAAACGATAGATCGGCGAGCCCATAACCTCCCGGCATGCCGTCATTGAGATCGCCCTTTTTAAGAGGGCGCTGATATTTTAGGTCCAAAAAAATATCGGGACGAACGCGCCCCATCTCCGCCAACGCAGTGTCGAGAGCGCTGACAATCTGCCCATCGGTGTAGCGATAGGGCGCAATCAAGTCTTGCAGTCGATTGCGCGACGACACCAAGTAGCTGGTGACCGTGATGTAAGCTTGGGCCATTACTCACCAGAGTAAAAATGCCCCCGACGCGGGGAGGACTAGGACGCCGGGGGATAAAGCTTACGGACCAGCCTGAGTAACGATAGCCTGACAGATTGCCTTGCCGTCGAGCACGCCACGGCCATACACTTGCAGGCCGCGAATAATCTGACCGAAGGTGCGTTCCGAACGGATCGTTTCGACATTGGTAAGCTGGGAGGCGAACGTCAGACCATGCGCGTGACCGCCGTAGATCACCCACTCGCCCGCCGCTAGCGCCGGAGGACCAGTGATCGGCCCCTTGGGCAAAAGATTGCTCGCGTAGATGGTGAACCGATCCACCTGCCCGAACTTACCGTTACGCAAGATGCTGACGCTATCGCCGGAGATGAACACCTCACGAAGTTCCGAACGCTTCAGTTGGAACGTCGCCCACGTCGGCATGACGATCCAGCGCCCGGTTTCAGGAATGTTCTGCTCGTCCAAGCACTGGCCGATGCGCAACAACACATCGATGATTTCGACCTGACCCGTGGTCGGATTGCGGCCCACAGTACCGAGGGGCGTGCCGGTGACGCCAAGATTGACGCCGGTAGTGGTGCCGTTGCCCGAAATCGCCCCAGCAAACAGCCCACGATTAGCAGCGTCGGCCTGCCCGAGCAAGAACAACAGCACGTCGCTGTCAACGACAATCTTCATCTGCTCCGACGCGTCGTCGGCCCAAATGGAGAGGTTGTTGATATCCGATTGTTTCTCGATCACGTCATCAAGGATCGCCGCAAAGTATTTGCCTTGATCGATGGTCAACTCGACCGCTGTGCCGACTGGACGCTGAAGCGCCAGATCGCCACTGACGAGGTAGTTGTTGATCACCAGCGTCGGCTTGGTGCGGATTTTAACCCTATCGCCGTAGCTTTTGATCTCCCCTTCGTAGTCAGTGTTGCTGATCGCCGCCAACACCGTCGCAGCGTAGAACTTTTCGATCAGCTTCCCCGACCAAATCTCGGGAATAAAACCAGCAGCTAGATAATCGACATTCGTACCGCCAGTTGGATAAATCGGAGGTGTCGTACCTCCACCTGCAAGACCTAGGGCCATGATGTTTTCTCCTTTTGCATGACCGTTGTTACGACGTTAATCGGCAACAACGAGCGGAGAAAACTCTCAGGCTCGGCTTCGCTCTCTTGTGCGCCAGCGTGTTAGGGCTGGGGCCACAAGAGCCAGAATATCAAAACTGCCAAACAGGAAATACTTACCACACTATTTTTTACTCGTCAACGTCTTATTCTACCTTCCCTCCCTGCTTCGAACAACGCTGCCTCAAGCGCGTTCATCTCGGCCTCACGGCCAGCATACTTGCCAGCGGTTTTGTCCCGGTAGAAAGCTGGGATATCCACCGCGTTGAAGATCGGCTTTTCTCCCGGCACCTCGGTGCCGCCGGGCTTCATCTTCCCCGGCGCGGCGTACGCCGCAAGATCAACCCGCTGGGGAGCCGCAGCGCCGTTGCCTGCGCCATTGGCGGGGGCACCGCCGTTACTCTGAGAGTAACCCATATCATTAAGGAACCCACGGAAGATCGCAATCACCCGCCCCGCTAGATTGCCGTTATGCGCCATATTGAGGAGGTTCCTGCGCATCGCGCCGGAGATCGGATCGGGTTGGTCCAGCCACTGAGCGAACTGCGCAGAGTTGTTAATCTGATCCCAGTTCGGCACGTCGTGCGCCAAGTCCTCGTACATCCTTACGCGGGCGTCGTACTCGACAGTGTTTTGCACCCCGCCTACGGAGCGCTTAAGCTGGTTGAGTTCGCTGATCACTTGCGCCAGAACCGGCTCGGTTACCTCTTGCGCGCGGCGCGCAACCACATCGAGAAGCTCGTTGCCGTACTCGGTCACTTCTTGTGGGGTGATCTTCCTGCCGGGAGGCGGAGGCGCGGCGAACCGCACCCCCGACCCCTCGCCTGCTCCGTTTGGGGGGGTTGATGGAGCAACCGAGAGCGACGCTAAAAGTCTTTGTGTTTCCTGCAACTGCCGCGACATATTGCGTTTGTCTTCGCTGTCGCGGTCGTAGCGCCCCTTGAGCGACTTAAACTGATGCTCCCAGTCTTCTTGAGTTTGCGGTTGAGGGGCCGCTGGAGGAGCCGCTTGTGGCGCGCTCGGCACGTCACGCGGCGGATTGGGATCGTTCGGGTCGAAGTTCGCCGTCACCACGCCCGTAGGAACGCGCTCGGCGGGGGGCTTCAGCGACGCGCCAATCGGTTGGTCAGCGCCAGCAGGGGCGTTGGCTTTCGCTTCCGCCGCCTGCTTGACGAGAGCATCGGCGCGCTCGGCGGCGGCTTTCACCCCATCAGGAACTTTCACACTAGTATCGGGCGGACCACGCTTGGTTGCGCCGCCAACCGCTTCATGTCCTTGGATCGTCGTAGCCATTTACTTTTTCACCTTCAGCATCAACTGCTGGATATCACGAAAATCGTTCCGAAGAGCTACCAGTTGTCGCGCCATCCCCAAGGCCATTTGTGCTTCGCCAAGCGGTATGCTCAACGATCTCTCCAGTTCCGCCGTCACATAGTTACCGTACGCCACTAAGAAATTCTCCCACGCCGCCGGGTCACTCTTACTGAGCGTGAACAACGTACGAATATATTCATTACGCGCCTCACTCATTTCTTCGTTGCATCCGGCGGCGGTCCCGGCGGCGGTCCCTTCTTTGGTTCCTTTGCTGGTCCATTCATCTGAAAACCGATTGGTTTCGCCTGTGAAACCGCCGCTGCCGACACAATCGCATTCTGATATTTTGTCACGTTGTCGGCGGTGCCTTGCAGCATTCCCTTGGCCCACAACGTTTCGCTCTCCCCAAGAGTAAGCGGTGTGCAATCTTGTCGCGGAGCCGGAGGCGGCATTGCCGGATTACCCATTACAACTGGCGATGCGCCACATTTATAAGTCCACTGTACCCACGCTTCAAATTTAGCTTGGTCATCAGCAGTCATATCCCATTTTTCAGAGACGTTGCCTACGCTCACCGTTATCGTGGTTTGCGCCAGTACGGGAGTAGGTAGAAGAAAAAGAGCAGCCAAGAGAGCGCGTTTCATATCAGTATCCTTGACATTTCCATTGGAGAACATCAGCGGCGACACTGCTCGTCGCGCCCATAGTAATAGTGAAACCAGTTGTCGTTGAAGCACTCACGCTGAAAGGACCGGCCGTACGAGTTGTACGATCTTGAGCATCACAAGCCCAACCATTAGGCGCTGTCGGCATGCCGGTCCATGCAATGGTGTTGGTTGTTGCACAAACCCCCGAAAGAACCACCGTCCCCGCCGTCGCCCCGCCTACCTTGGTCGTCGTTGCGCAGGTACCGCCTGAGCCCGTAATGGTAGGTTGTGTTCCGTTAGAAATAAACCCACTTGCTGTAGGAGTTACACCCGCATCCGAAACGCCGGTCGCACCGCTCCATTTGACAAGATCGCCAGTAGTGATCGCGCCCGATTGCAGCGCTACTGAACCCGTCGCTCCGGCAGCAACTCCAAGCGCTGTTTGCACGTTTGCGCCGAACGCTTGCCAAGCCGGTATCGTGGTTACGCCATTGGATTTTAGATATGACCCGGCTGCAACATCGGCCAAGCCCACCGGAGCAACGCCACTGCCCCCACCCGTGTTGATAGCGCCAGCAACAATAGAACTCGTCGATGCGGTGCCAATGCCGCCATTGGTGTTAGGCGCAGCGCCATTAATAGATATAGAAGAGCCAACGAGGTTAACTGGACGCACTATCCCAGTGCCGCTTTTCTGCGCGCCAATAGTTAACGTGTTGGGAACTGTTTGCCAATCTATTGCAGCCCACTCGCTATTCGGACCATTAAAACTATTAGCAACTTGTAATTGCATCGGGATCAAAGCATTAGCTTGATCATAAATAGCGGCAATAGCAGTCCCAGCGGCGCTATAAAATACACTTGCAGCCCCTACCCCATATACCCCCACGCCAAATCCAGTAAAAACATTCATAATTCCATTTATATTAATGGCGGCGCTCGACCCGCCCATATTGTTATTGCCGGAAAAAGCAATCCAGTTCGCTCCCGCTATTCCCGGCGGAATAAGCCATCCCGAAGAACCCAACTCTAAAGCTGCTTCTGGGTTACCAGACGCTTGTATCTTTGACCCGTCGCTATAAGCAATCTGCCCAGCGGCGAACCCACTCGTCGCCGTCGAGTTTGCGGTGATCCCGCTCGGCGCTCCCGATATCACACCTCCCGAGATATTGATCGTTGACCCGTCAACCTTCACGCCGCCAAGCACTGTGGTAGAAGCGGTAGGAAGCGTATATCCACCCGCTGTAACCGCTGCGCCAACAAACGCCGTCGTAGCAAGTTTCGTGCTACTGTCGCCGGGTGAAGGCGTAGGCGCAGTAGGCGTGCCAGTGAACGCGGGCGAATTGAGCAGCGCATATGGCAAAAGTGTCGCCGCCCAATCGGTGATATCGCTGTGTGTAAGCGTCACTGCGCCCGTGCGAGTAGCGACTGATTGTACTGGCGCACCCGCTGCGGTGATATAATTCGCTGGATTGGTGTTGTTGTACGGCGTAAACCCCAACGCCCCAGTCACATCGCCGGAATTTAATGTCACTGCGCCAGTGCGAGTATTAAAACTTGTGACGTTGCTGCCGCCGCCCACCACCGTAAACGTATGCGTCGTCGGGTCAACCGTGCCAATCGTCGCCCAATTCTGCGAGCTATCGAGAACCTGCACAACGTTAGGCGTAGCAATCACCAACCCCAACTGGGCAGGCGACGGCGTTTGCGCCTGAGTAACTCCCGAGAGTAACCCAAGCGCGACGCTTAGAAGTAATGTACGCCCTAAGCGCATCAGCATCCCACAATGGGTGAAACGAACACGAAAGCTGGAAACGTATTCCCCGCTACCGCCATAGCGTAAACGTGCAAAGTTGTATTCAGGCACACAGTACCAGCCCCCATCGGAAACCCAGTTCCAACGGCTATCGTCGGCGTTGTGCTATCAACCGAGAACACTACTGCGCCACTGCCTGCGACTATCGCCGGTCCTACCCCCAGATCGGTCCACGTCGTAGAGTTCAACGTTACCTTGGTCGTCGCCGCCAACGCTGGAAAGGCAACGAATAGCGCCAGCAGCGCTAACGTTAATTTTCTCATCAGAATACTCGCTTCGCTTTGCTGATGTTAAGCATCGGGCTATCGCGCATCATTAGCTCTTCAGCGGCAATCTCAAGCACACTCATCTGGCGCTTATCCTTGCTTTGCAGTTCTTCCTTCAGGTAGTTGTTAGTCAGCAATCGATCCTTATCCAACCCTACCACATCCTTGGAAGCATGCATGCCCATGCAGGGGAGATGCTCCATCACGTTGCCGGGACCGAAGCGCACGATGTTGTCTTCGTCGGTGTCGCTGCCGTCGCGCTTCTTGGTCGGGAGCTTGCGTTCTGAGGGCTTGTCCATTACCGGGTCACTCCTTTGCACGCCCACATGACGGCTTCTTCAATCTTAGTTCTCGCTAGCGAGGCTTCCCGCCCCACCGGAACGCATGCCTCGACGGTCGCCATCATCTCAAGGCCGCGATCCTTGATCGACTGCACCGATTGCTTCTCGTGATCGGTCAGCACCCGATAGCGATGACGCAACGTATTGTTGACGATGCGATCATCCGACGTGCTGTCAAACGTCGGCATCTTCTCTTTCTTCTATCTCGTCGTTGGAAGAAAAACGCGGCGGCCCATACAACACCTCGCGAATACGGCGCAGGGCTTCGTCGCCGTCATACTCGTTCAACACGAGGTGGATACGCGCCAACTTGTCTTCGTCGCCCTTTGTTTTTTCCTTGCTCATGGCACGCTCACTGGGTTGCTGGTGGCGGGAGTGCTTGCGCCTGCGCCGGTCGTCGCTGTAACAGTGCAAGTGAACACGGCGCTTGAACCAACATCGCCTACTAGCAGCGTGTAGGTAGCTTGGTTCGTCCCGATATTCGTATTGTTTTTCTTATGCTGATAAGCATAGGTCGCACCCCCAGCGTTGATCCATGTCCCTGATGTACAAGTCAACACACTCCCCTGCACCGGGGGCGTAGCGCTGCTCGAATAGAAGGGATTGGTTACAATCTCCGGCTTGGCGGTGCCAGCCGCCGCAGCAATCTCATTGAGCGCCGAGTTAAATTTGGTGTAATCCATACTCGTATAAAGAGGAAGCGAGAGCGCCGTACGGCAGTAGTTAATATACTTGAGGTAAGTACGCGACGAATTAGCCGCGCTCTGGTCAAGGATTTGATTGGCGGGAAGCCCGATATCCTCGCCTACCGCGCGTAGCGCAGCCAGCCTGCTGCTGAAGTCGATCTTGGGGCGTAGCGCCAGAGCCATTAGGGTTACTCCCTAGAGTAATCGAACGATATTTGAACAAACCATGTGCAAATCAGGAACGAGCAGCCCTTGCATACTACTTCGTAGTATGCAAGGGAAATTTACTGGCCGTCCTTGCCAGATTGGCCGGGGACGGCCTTCTTGGCTGAACCCTTGCCGAACATCTTGCCCGACCCGCCAGAAGCCCATTTCTCGCCGCCACCGGCAGGGGAGTTGCTTTGCTTGCCGGAAACATCGCTCTCGGCGCGCCCGGCGGTCCCCTTGCCGAACATCTTGCCAGTGCCGCCTTGGGCGAATGTAATGCCTCGATTGCCTTCACTGATAACTTTACCCATCTCACTCTCCTCGAAAAGTTCCAGTTGCTGTGGATAACTCACGTGAGTTATCGCCTACCCTTATGAATCACGCCCTTATAGCGCGGCTTGGTGTCGCCCACCACACCGCCCTTAGAAAAGCCAGCATATTGGCCGCCGTTGTTGGCGTTCATTCCACCGCTGGCGGCATCGAACGCGCCGCCGCCAGCGGCGACAGGGGAAAACCCTCCGCCGGGACCAATGCCGCCGCCGCCGCCGCCGCCGCCGCCGCCACCACCGCCACCGCCTCCGCCACCGCCTCCGCCACCCGTAGCGCCAGCGCCGCCACTGTTTCGGAACGGATTGCCGACGAACATGCCGCCGGTCGCTGGATTGAAATACTGGTTCACGCCTCCCGATGTTTGACCTCTCGGTACGAGCGAGTTCGGGTCGCCTTGAAAACCACCTTGTGGACGCTGCGCAGCTTTTTCCGCCTGTATCGCGCCCTGACGAGCCGTCCGCGCCGCAGCCAATCCCGCCGGGTCGGTTATCCCCACCCCCGGCGTAGTCGCCGCCGTCCGCGCCGCGTCAAAAGTTTGATTGATAGGAGCTTTCCAAGCGGCATTGGGGTTAACGCCGCCAGCAGGAGCGCCAGTTGCAGTCGGTGTTACAGCCATCGCCTAACCTCCCTTACCGCCTCGTGAGTGACGCGGCTTGGCATCACCGCTGGAAGAGCTTACCGCTTTCCCCGGCCCGTGCCGCGCAGTGCTCACGCTACCCCCCTTGGCGAACCCACCAGTACCGCCCATGCCGCCGCCTGCGCCGGGAGGGGGAGGCATCGGCGGGCCGCCCGGTCCTGCGCCCGGACCAGCGCCGCCGGGCATGGGAGGAGCCATACCCGGACCCGCGCCCATTGGAGCTTTCGGCATCGGGGGCGGCGCGCCCATGCCGCCCATGCCCGGGCCACCCTTGGGAGCGCCGATCCCCTTGCCTGCCATGGATGTTTTGGGTGCTGGCGGTTTCATTCCCTTACCTCCCATTTTGAGGCTCCCTGAGCCCTTCATACCCGGCGTTCGCGGCATTGAATACACTCCTTCGCGTTTAGCGTGTTCGCGTAAACGCGCACGCTCATGTTGGGCCGCCCTGATTGACGAGGTTCATTCTCGGCCCGCCAGCGCTCGATCCCGCCGATTGGGGAGCGCCGGGAGGCGCGCCGGGGAGCGCGCCCGCCCGGGGAGGAACTTGCGGTTGTTGCGGTGGAGCGCCGCCCGGCTGTCCCCCGGGCGGCGCTCCGTGCGGACCAGCGGGTGGCGCGCCACCTCCGCCCGGCGGTCCTCCAGCAGCGCCTTGTGCAGCCATCTGCTGCATAACTTGCTGTTGTTTCTCTTTCTGCTCCATCTCGTCGTCGGTCGGCACGATATCCTCGCCCGGCATGCCGATCTCGGTGGCGACGTTACGCAGGATCTTAGCGCGTCCCTTCGGCCCGATGATGCTCATATCAATCGGGTTGCCAGTGATCTGGAGAAACTCAAGCTGGCGCGCCCGCTGGGTTTCGCGCTGCTGGGCGACTTTCACCCCCAGCACCCGGATCTTCTCTTCGCCCGTGAGCAAGCCAGTGTCGTCGGTCAGCATCACCATATCAAACAACGAGTTCAGGATTGGCTCAACCACGTCGCCATCAATGTTAGCGGCGACGGTTTGCAGGATTTTACTGCTGTTCTGCATTAACATAGAGAGGCCGCTGGCCGTACGGCCGAGGCCCCCCTGTGGAGGGGTGCCGGTCATGAACTTAGGAATTGCTGAAGTTTCGTCGGCCATATTCGAGAACGCGAGATACACCTGAAGTAACTCTTGTGAGTTACTGGCGGTGTTGAAAAACTCAATCGCTTTCTCGGTGTTGTTGCCGAACGGGTCAGCTTTGGTGTGCCAGCGTTTCCACGGGTACATCTGCTCGCCGTCCTCGCCATCACCCAGTCTATCATCGTTCACGACGACTTGCGGGCCGCTGGCGATGGATAGGTTATTGACCAGCGCACGCAATGTGGCATTGGCGACGGAAGATATGTCAGCGAGCAGATCGGGCAAACCATTGCCACATGGGTTACCCGGCACTTTTTCGAACGAGGTGACGTAGTAATTGTGGCGCTTCCTAGGTGACGGGCTAAACTGCACCTTGATGACGTGACGGCCGATCAGCCACGCATTGCAGAAGTAATCGCGCATTGGGTCGGGGATTGTCGCCGGGTCAACGCCCAGATCGAGGAGAAATCTCCCCTGCGCCATCCCTTGGAACTCTAGGCAAGCGATCAGCCCGGATTGGTTGAACCTTGGGTCTTCACGGCCTTCAAGAATTGCTCTCTCGGCGTCGGTGACGTCCCAGTTGTCCACAAGACCGCCTCGCCCGTACTCGTCCAGTACCGCACGAACCTCGTCGGTGTTGAAGCCGGGGAGATCAAGAAGGTCGTTAATGTCGGCTCGTGTGAGGCGGCTTCGTTCAATGATGTTGGCATCTTCAATGTTGGCGACGCCGGGGGTCCAGTAGATGTCAAAGGGACTTATCCTCTCCCAACATAACATAGGTATATCGACGACTTGGGGCGTGGCGACCTGCGCTTTTCGGGGGGCAGGGGGCGCGGATGGCATGCCCATCTGAGAGCTGGGAGCCATTGCTCCCCCACTCATGGGCGCGGGGGCGACTTGGTTACTCTGCGGAGTAAGCGACGGCATGGCTGGCGTGGCGGGAGTTGTGCTGGAAGTTTGCGCTCCACCAGCGGGCTGGGGGACGCTTTCCGCTCCCGACCAAGGAGCCACGTCGCGCGTCCACTTCACCTGTGTTTTAATGCGTACCGTGGGGCCTTTTATTACGGCATAAGGGAACATTGGGATATCGACGAGGAACTCAGCGAGGGCGTTATAAAAGCCGCCCTGCGCCAAGCGTTCTTCCAGCTTATCTTCCGCGATCTTCGCCTGCTCCACCGCTTTGCGCTTC